TTATTGCTCGCGGGTCAGGCGAAGGTTCCCATCGGACGGCAGCAGGATTCGATAGACCTGCCTTTCGCCCGCGTTGATGGTCAGGTTCTGAGACGTTGAAATGTTCGGGCAGGCGCCGCCGCCTGTGTCGAGCTTCACGAAGTAGGAGCCTGGTGATACATACAGAGTGGCGGCTTCGGACTGGCGAATGTCCATCACCTTCTCATTGTTGAGAGAGATGGCATGCGTGCAGGCAGATCCATGGAAACCCTTGTCCCGCATGATGTAGATCTGCGCACTACGGTCCGGCGACGGCGCCAAGCGTTCGGCCTTGTAGATACGATCAGGAGGCACCGGCCTGGCGGTTTCCTCCGTGACGGGGACCGTGGAACAGCCGATTAACGTGGCCATTGCGGCCGCAGCACCAAGCATTCCTTTCCGCATGATCCCCTCCGTTATTGTTGGCTGATTCTACTGCGCGTCCGCACTTGCGCAATTCCGAACGGATCGGCAGAAAGATTACCTTACGGCATTGCGATTCAATTGCCGCGCGGCAATCCAACTCCAGCCGCCCACCAAGCCTCCCGGCAGAGGTGGGCAGCCAAAGTGTTGAGAGCGATCCAGACGAAGATGGCCGGGGGTGCACGAGGTCGGCAAGTAGCGCGAGGCGCCGCTGGGCCGGTATGTGCGCTGGGCACTTCGCTGTCTATCCGATCCGCTTGTCGCCGTGCACAAGAACACGGTATGGCCATCACCGGAGTGCCGTTGCGACAGGTGCAGATCCTGGCCGGGCATGCCGACTACGCCACTACTGGAAGTGCTACGAGCACCTCTCCCCCTGAGGGCGATGACGGTGCGGTGGCGAAGCCAACCTATTGATTCGCCATTACCACCACTGTGACCAAATGGCGCCTTTTGATGGCCCGATATGGCCTGTGGCGATATAGCGGCTTTCGCAAGTTGTTGATTCTGGCGACCCCGGCCCGATTCGAACGGTCGACCTTCCCCTTGGGAGGGGATTTCGTCGCCCGCTCAATCAGCAACTTACGAAGTGCCTGGGACCAGCGTGGGTCCATTGCCACTCGATCACACGACGCTGGTGATTACTGCCCCATCAGGGAACCCAAGAGGCAGGGCTGGCAAATGTCCACCTTTCCCAACAACCCATGCTACGTGACCAAAGAGTTCTCCCGCCAAAATCGGCAAAAGCTCGCGCTTGGTTGAAGAGTATAAGTGAAGCGCCAGCACGTTCACGCTGCGCTTACATTGCACGCCAATCTACAACTCCAGGAAGGAACTGAAATGCGTTTGAAGGCTGCAAAGGTCATTCTCGGAATATCGCTTTTCACAAGTGCCCTCTCCGCACACGCAATCGACTCAATAACCTGTGATGACTGCACTTTGACAAAGCGTCAGATGCAGTCAAAGGCAGGAGGAGACGGAGACTACTACTTCTGGGATTTCAAGAATCGACGCCTGTACCACATGAACGTATCCGGTAGTGGCGGCCCGCTTTATCGCGCAGCTGCCGCTCCAGGCGGAACAAAAGTAAAGGAAATCATGCTGACTGCGGACGAACAAGCAATGTTCAATGCGGGCATGCAGCTCTACGACGCGAATGGCCGGTCTGAGACGGTTAGAGTCCAAGCGCCTGTATATGACAGCCGCGCTGCGCTCAACTCATTCGGTGGCGCGATCGCCGCAGCGCCCACCCAGGCTATACCACTCGCCGATCCACCTCAGACCTACCCGATGAATGCAATGGATGCGGTGACGACACCGGCTTGGCGTGAGGCGGCTATTGCGAAAACACTATCCTACGACAATCTCGGGCCTTTGCGGTTTGTGGGAGAGACCCTTCGTGTTCTCGTTTCAGGCTTCTCTCAAGCCGTCAACATCACAAAGCTGCCGAGCCCCTTCAGCATCGTAACCACTATTCCCTTCCCTGACGGCTCTTACATTCTCGTGCAATACACCTATCAAGATCACGGGTACAGATACATCCGTGGATCCGGGCGAGACGCAGCAGGCAATGTGATTCCTGACGGGCAGAAGGATATTGCGAGCCCCGATCAAGCTTCCCAAACGTACATTTATCCGACGGGCCCACTTGCGGCAGGCCCGGGTGGTGAGATGATAAGACACCTCGACAACCTGGGTGTCCGTTGGATCGGCGCAAACTCTCCACCGGTATATGTTGGTTTCCGAATCGGCTGTTCCTACACTCCCTCAGGTGCACAATGCCAAGTGAACTCCCTAACCCCATAGAACGTGGATCAGAGCGACTGATCCACGGAAACGGCATTCTTATCCGGGCATTTTTGATCCTGACGATGAGCTCTGCAGTATGGATGCTGGCCGGACTGTCGATCGGAAGGGGTGCCAAGGGCGCTCTTGTCTGGCCGTACATCATTCCATCCCTCGTCTTCATCGCGCTCATCGTTTCCTATAGAGCGAGGGTGCGGAATGCCGAATGGTTCACCAATAAGCCACGGACGCTGTTCCTGCTTACTCTGTCTTGGATTGCCTGCGCAGTTGGGCTTGTTCTTTCAGTAGCACCCTTCTGATGACTGAGCCCTGCCGTCGTGATGGCGGTGGGGCTCACATTTCCTCATGAGGGCTGCGCCCTACAGCACCAGTGCTCTCTCGCCTGAATCGACAGGTCACCCTCGCACGCGCCTCCAGCCGATACTCGATGGAACCGTCGGCGCGTTCCACCTTGAACGCATAGGCGTCCGGCACATTGGGGTCGCCCGCAGCGCGAAGGGCAACCTGGCCCGGGTCGGTCAGGTCCTCGGCCACCTCCACCTGAGGGTCACCGGCGTTAGTGATGCCCTTGCCCTTCAGCGCCACCAGGGTGTCCAGCGTGTCGTACTGGACGATGTTGGTGCTGATGCCGCGCTCACCGATGCTGCCGACCTTCTTCACCTGCGCGAAGGTCAGGGCCTTGAACTCGGTCTCGGGCAGATCGGTGTGCAGGTTGTTCTCCAGGTACCGCTGGATGATAGTCTTGTCGCTGTGCTCGCACATCTTGCGGGTGGCGAGCAGGTTGAACTTCGACCAGGCAGCAGCAGCGTGTTGGCGATCAACGCCGTGTTCGTGCCGTTGAACACGTTGAGCAGTGCCTGATTGAGCATACCCACGATCAGCTCGGAGTCGGTAAAAGCTGTCCAGCTGCCAGTCGGGGCAGCAGTCGGAATCACGCCAGCGGCATTGAACAGGCCGGTGAAGCCCTTACGGCAGGGTAAGGTGAATCATCGTGCGGCCTCCTTCAGCTGCAGCCGGGAAAGGGTGACGTTCAGGGCGGCCAGCTCGTCCATCTTCATGACGAGCCACATGCGGCGTTGCTCGTGGATGCCGTTGAAACTGCCCAGGTGGCAGCCCTTGCACAGGCCACGGTGGTGTAGTGCTGCCCCTACTTGATGTGGTGGGCGTCGCTCGGTCCTGGTCGGCTACAGACACTGCATGGCAGCAGCTTTACTGCTTCCACGTGCCGCTCCTCTGCAGGAGTGAACGCCTTCTAGTTCTTCGAGCGCATCAGCAGCCCTCCCAGATCGGCAGGGGAGTGCGTATCCTCCCGCCATGGATAGGGGGAAATATCGACATGGGCTCGAGGAATCGGATCAACTGGATCACGGTGCTGCTGTACGTCGCGCTGATCACGGCGGGCTTCGGTGCAGCTCTTGGGCTGCTGTCCCTGACCGGACAGATATCGCTTGGCAAAGACGCGCCCGCGTGGGTTCAGGCCATTGGTAGCATCGTGGCCATCCTTATCGCTGTTGCAGTTCCTTCGGCTCAGCACTATCTGACTGAGAGAAAACAAGAGCGCGAGATGGCCGATAAGGCGCGCAGCCTGGGGCTGATGCTGCTGCCACACATCCAAGAGTTTGCCGAAAGAAACAATGCTGTGTGGACCGACGAGGATCCGGACGAACACGCGCAGTCTCTCGGTGAAGATGCCTGCGTGATCGGTCCGCTCGCTGAGAGTGCACTGAACATTCCACCAGCTATCACCGCAGTGATTTCGCGAATTCATGAACTTGGCCCTGCAGCCGAAGGCCTCCAGCGCGCGATCTACAACGTCACACGCGCTCGCGAGCTGATGATCGTCACCGGCGCCACCGTCGAGCACCTTCAAAGCGGCCCTCTGTATAAATCTCGAATGGCCACCTACAGCAAGAGCAAGTTCTATGGCCTGCTCTGGGACACGCTGGCGGCTCTGACCACTTCGCAGAATCGCATCGAGGCGTTTTTCTTCCGCCCTTCCGCGCTTAATCCCTCTGATTGATTCTTTCACGCCACTCTCCTGTTCTGCCCGGCCATTTTCCAGAACTCGGCGCGCACGTCGTCGAGCATCACATGGGTGTAGCGGCGGCCGATGTACTCGGTCAGACCGTCGAACAGCTCCTGGAACCGGGCCTGTTCCATCTCGCCGAATGACAGGCTCTCTGCGCGCTTGACCGGGATGGTGCGGATTTCCGGCAGCGCGCCGGCCGGCACCTTGCGGGCGCCTGCACCCAGAGGCGCCTCGCAGGCGTCCAGCACCGCGGCGATCACTGGGGTGGCGTCCATTTCCACGATCTCGCAGCAGACGTCAGCGTCCAGCTGCAGACGCTTCACCGCATCGTGCGCGCCCAGCTGCTCCCCGCCTTCGACGATGTCGACCATCAGGTGTCCGATCTTGTGGATGAGGCGGTGCTGCGATTCCTCGCGCGGCTGCTTCAGCTCGCCGCGGGTCTCCCGGCCCACGCGGAACTTGCGATCGCGTAGCAGGCGCTGGTCGACGGCATTGGCCGCCTGCGCGGAGGTGTTCTTCTGCTTTGCCATGATGGTCTCCGAGGGACGCCCGCGCTGGGGCGTCCCTCCGTTCGTGGGCCGAGGCAGTTAAGCCGCAGCGCCGTGCTTGAAGGTCTTCACCGCGCCGCCCACGTCAACCAGGTTGCCGCCAGAGCGCATCCAGGCCATGAAGCCCACCTGGCCCTTCTTCACATAGGCCGAGTCGTTGAAGCGGAACAGGGTCACTGCCATCACGTCGCGGATCTCGTAGTAGCTGAAGTCGCCGAACGCGATCGAGGTGGCGCCTGCGGCCGGGGCGGGGCGTGCTGGTTGATCTGGATATCGCGGTTCAGCAGACGATCCGGCGCACCGCCCGGATTGTCCTGCTCGTAACCCGGCACGAAGATCGGCCGGCCCGTCGAAGTCGCCGGCAAGCCGAGCGTTCGCGTTATAGGCGGCCAGCCGTGACCGACTACGACTTCTTCGCCGCCATGGCCGGCGGCACCCCGCCCATCACCCCACCCACTGCCCCCCTGCCCTGCGCTCTCCCCCTGTAGCGCAGGGAGCCCGCGCCGGCCGGGCTCCACCGGCCGGCAACCCATCCCAGGAGTCCAGCGTGCGCAACCACCTCGACATCTTCGATCACGACCTCGCCCGCATTGCAGCAGCGGTGCGCTTGCCTACTGCCGCCACAGCATGCTGCGGTCTGAGCGCAGGAACCTCAGGCGGGGTCCTGCAGCGCAACTTCGAATGCGGCGGCAGAGCAATGCTCTGCGTCGGATCGGATCCGTCGAAGCCTGGACAGGGTGAGATTGAACGAGACTTGCCACTCCGCTCGCCTCACAGTGAACCCATCCTCCGTTTGTCCAACGTCGGGCCAATTGCTGTAGGAAGAAAACGAGCTCCTTTGAATGTAGAGGTCGCCCAGCAACCGTCCAAGCCTCAGCCCTATGGCGGGGCTACAAACGTGGAAACTCGGAAGCATCCGCCCAGCATTCTCGACACTGAGGCTATGCGCCTGATCGGACATTGTCTTACGTGCAGATTTGCTCGCAATGAACTCTTCGAAAGCGAAAGCTCTCCCGTCTTCCATCAAGCTAATACAAGCCGTCGACCATCGGACGACGGCTTCGAGCTCAGCAGAAAGAAAGGAAAGAATGACCCGCTCCTGACGAGCTCTCTCTTCCATTTCACGTTGCTCAGCAGTCGCCGCCTTTTCCCTAGCCTCTCGTTGACTAGTCTGAGAGAGCTCGTTGGCCTGATAAGCGAGATACGCAACCGCGATAGCGCCGAGGAGAGCAATTTCCGCAGCACCCATTGCCACACCAACAGCCCAAGCGTCCCACCACACCTCACAAGTACTGCTAAGCGGCCAGCACTGAATTACGCCGTCCAGCATGCTCATTCCCTGATCCCCCTTTGGACTCGGCCGCATTCTGCCATGGCCCGGTGCCCGGAGGCGTGCTGTGCATAGCCAGCTCGACATCCTCGATCACGACCCAGCCCGCATGGCAACGGCCAACCGAGCAGCCGCCGAGCGCGCACTGCACCACGTGCAGTTCACCGCCACCGTCCGACAGGAACGCCATGAGTACTACCTGGGCGAAGCCGAACGCTGGGAACACCTCCCCGCGCACAGCGAGCGCTCCACCAACAGCAAGGACATGCATGCATGAGCAACCACAAGACGACCCAAGCGGACGTGTGGCTCGGTGGGACGGCCAGGCTGGAGCATGTGCTGCCACCGCTACCGTGGACGACCTACAAGGCCTACAGCGACGCAAGCGACCTTTCTTCCGTATGGCTTCAACGGCTCTCACCAGCGCCGCCATGGAGCCCACCGCGGCCTCTTCTTAGGCCCCGCGAATATACGTGCGTTGATCTCTTCGAGGGCTTTCTCCAGCTCCGTGTCCGCAATCTCCAGATGCGTGTCCAGAATGTTCAAAATCAGAATCCGATCTTCAGCGCCAGGTCGCAGCGCACTTCTAACTTGGTACTTCATTTTCCTGGCCGCGACAGCGCAGGCCACCGCGACCGCAAGTCCTTGGGCCGCTTTGTGCAGCTCGTGGATGCGATGGAGGTTTTCTCGTACGGAAGCCGGAGCTTGAAGAACGTCACCGCCCTCTGCCTCAAAGCTTTCATTAATCGCTTGGGCGTGATCGTGTTGGATGTGGTGCCGCAACTTCCGAATGCGTTCGTGCCACTCCTGAACATCGGGCTCCAAGAGCGTGGACAGGCCAAGGGCTCGTTCCAGCGCTTCTTCCCGTCTGCGTCTCTGTTCTCGAAGCGATATTTGCAGCGCCAGAAACGCGGCAAAGAACGTCCCAATTGCCGACCATGCATCCCAGTCAACCAGACATTTACTGCCGAGCCACCAGCACTGACTGACGCCATCCAGCATACTCATTCGCTGATCCCCCTGTGGATTCGCCGGCATTCTGCCACGCCATGGCGCGTGGAGAGCTGCCATGGGTGACCGGCTGCTCACCGCTGTACAGGCCAAGCACACAGCGCGCGTCTTCCTCAGCGAGGCGCGAGCGCGGCGGCATGGCCTCGGGGCTACTGGTTCTCGTTCAACGCCGCTCAGCGCGCGCGTTTGCGCGCCACCGCCCCGCCCCACTGCCGGAGCCGCCGCGCGCACCGGCACTGCCGGCCCAACTGGATCTGTTCGCATGAGCGCTCTAGCGTTTCCGCTCAGCCTCAAGCTCCCCCAGCACAGCCGCCAAGCCGCGATTGCTGGCAATCGCTCGATCATGCCGGGTCTCCCCAGGCTTTCCCGAGTTGAGCCATTCCATCGCCCACGTCCGAAGCACCAGGTTTGCCGCTTCCAGAACTACCTAGTGGCGAGCATTCCTCTACCCATTCGCGAGCCGAGGGCCGAACACCATGAGCAGAGTTGCGCCCGGCTCCAGAAGCTGTTGCGCCGCATCCCCCTCCAGATGCTCACCGTGGTGAACCTGCCTAGCCAGTGCATCCAACAAATCGGCGAGCGACCGGTCAGCGCCAGGAGCCACGGTGCTCGGATCTGCTGCCTTTCCCCACAGTTTCCTTTGCCGCCTTGTCGTCTAGCAACCTGGCCTCGTACCAGTCCAGATACCACTCCAAGTAGTCGCGGACCTTTGGCAGGCGCGCCGAGATCCGCCCCCCCCTTGGGTCAGTTCTGCTTCTTTCGCGGCACGTATTCTCTCCGCCTCACGGGCGTCAGGTTGCCCAATGGACCAACGAAAGCGCTCGCCGCCTTCCGCCCAGTCGAGGTGGGCCTTGCTGCCGCGCCAGTAGAGTCGAACCTTTGCCATTCCTCTGCACCTTCGATCGCGGCATAGAGCGCCGCCTTTTCGTACAACTGCTTTCCCATGAAGCGGCGGGAGTGAGCCCATAGCACATGGCGTTCTTCCTGAACTGGCTATTGGAGACGCCGCAGTAGTGGGCGGCTTCGTCAACGGTCAGCCAATCCTCCACTGATAAATCGAGCCTTTCAGCGGCGCCCATTGGCGCCTCCTGCGGCCTTCCTGAGCCAAGAAGTGCGCCTTCTGAAGCACGGTCACAGTACCGAACTGGATGCACGCATCCCCCAGCGGCTGCGCGTACTGGCCGGCGCCCATGGCGGCCGCTACGGTTTCGGTGCTCACCATGGTCTCTCCTGCATAGGTGCCCGCCCCGCAACCGGCTGATGCGCGAGGATGTGGTTGGTCCGGGGGGGGCTGCGGGCGCAGAGGGCCGATCACCACCGCTGCCTAGGCGCTGCCCGGCCTCTAAAGGCCGTGCGCAGACCGCACGCCTGCGTTGTCGCCAACCCCAATCGCCTCACGGCGAGCGGAGGGGCTTTCGGCGCGGAGGTTGATCGGTGTTCGGGTCCCGGAAACGCAGAAGCCCCAGCGCAGGGCCGGGGCTTCAGGGACAATTATTGACAGTTGCAGAATTAGTTCATTTCCTAACGTCACTGTCAATCACTTCGGGATGGGGCGACCCAGCTCCTCATGCAAGCCGGCCTTCTCGCCAGTCTCGTTCATCGGGAGGATGGCTTGCGAAAGATCTGTAATCTCAGAACGCTGGTTTCTGACCTTGCGCGAATTCTCCACTCGATTCAAGTAATCGCCCAATGTCAGCATATTCATGACGCTGGTGGACTGCGACCCCTGGGTGGCGGCTTGCTTGAGCGAATGCATCTGATTTGCTAGCCCGGCCTTGTCGCGCTCAAGCTCACGAATGCGGTTTTCTGCATGTTTGAGTGCCTGCGTGTCAGTCTCACCTTTACTCTCGAGCCGCTCTTTGCTTTCCACAGCTTCGCGGAGCTGTTCGTCCTTCTGGGTCAGCTGGTCACGGAGCTCCCCTACCGCCATGAATATCTTCGAAACATCAGCATCGGGGACGACATCCACCCAATTCTCGATCGACCCAACTACTTCTAGCTGGAGCGTCCGGATTGATTCGAGCACTTCATCAAGGTTGCGCATAGCGACTTGAGCTCGGACCTCTGGAACCTGCTGCTTCTGAGAGTCAGCAACGAAAGTGGCGACCCTTCGCTCCAGCGCAAGCGTTTTGGTCAGAATCAAACGCAGACCACGCACAGCCATCCGGCCACTTGCATATAGCTTACCGTCTTGGTTGATAGCTGCCATCGCTGTCGAGATCCTCGCCCCGACCACGCCCGTTACCACAGCGACAACGATTTGCAGCAAGGCATTGTAGTTCTCACCTACAGCTTTGGGTCCGAACCAGCCCAGCACGACGCCGACCACTATGAGTAGAAAAGTATAGGGGTCCAGAACGACCTTCAGGAATACTCCCCAAGGTCTAACCACTCCTACGAGCCAACGGCCAAAACCATAGAATGCCCCTCCACCGGACGTTGGAGTGCCACTCTTCACATTTGCTGCATTCTCCGCCGCAGGATCGCCTGCCATGATCTTCCCCTGACGTCACACCGCCATTCGGCCCCGGATCCAGTCTAGGGCCTTGACTAGCTCATAGCGATACTGTCGAATCGTTAACGAACCGCCATACCTCTCAGCCACCATACGCGCCTTGCCCGCGCACAGAAGGCGGCAGCCGACGCCGCGGCAGAGGCAGCGGCCCAGCAGCAGACCGAACCGGTGGCAGCCGCGCCGGCAGCGACTGCGGCACCGGCGCGAAGCGCTCCGACGGCAATGGCCAGCACCCCGGCACCGAACGCCGCGCCGCGCGAGGTCGCCAAGATCAAGCTGGGCGACATCAACGCGCGCATCGCCCCGCTCTTGATCAGCGCCGACGGTCTGGCCCTGCTGGGGTTCAAGCCGATCAATCCCACCGGTGCCACTAAGCTCTACGACCAGGCGCAGTTCCCGGACATGTGCCGGGCCATGATCCACGGTCTGCAGGATGCGGCCGACCAGTACCCGCTGGCCGCGTGATGGAGCTCTGGCGCACCAGCGAACTGCAGGCCCTGCGCCAGATGGAGGGCCGCGACGCGATGACCGTCGCGGATGCCCTCGGACGCTCGCCCCGTGCGGTTCAAGACATGGCCCGCTGCCAAGGGATGCCGGTACCGCGCCAGCGTCATGCCCGGTACTGGCCGGCCACCACTAAACGCCGCGCCCGGCAGCTCCGGGCCAGCGGCAACACCGTCAACCAGATCAGCGCCGCGCTGGGTGTCCCGTTCGGGACGGTGCGCCGCTGGGTCTACGAAGGAGCAGCAGCATGACCAGCATCCACGTGAAGCCCGTCTTCAGTGGCGCGACCGACCGCGAAAAGGACCAGGCCCGGCAGAAGCTGGCGAGTGACATCGCACGCTTCAAGGCCGCCGGCGGCAAGGTCGAAATCTCGGGCACAAGCGGCATCGACAAGAGCACGATCAGCCGCAGGCAGGTGGTTGAGGCTCGACACGGTCGCCGCGGTGGTAAGAAGGCAGCAAAGGCATGAGCCGCCACATCGAACGCCGCGCGCCCAAGGAGACGCTGGGCTTCGCTTGGGGCCGGTTCCCAACCGTCGACGGCAGCGCAATCACCTGGCGCCTGTACCGCCGCGACCACCGCCGTGCGCTGCACATGCACGCAGAGACCTTCTTTGCCCAAGAAGACCGCGCAGTGATCGCCAGGCACCTGCGCCGCGCGCGCCGCCACCTTCGCGACCAGGTGGATGAGATCGACCTAGTTGCGATGGGGCTGGCAGAGTAAGCAATTTAAGCGACCGGGATTCTTTCCTGTCCCTCGGTGCGCTCGCTTTCGCTGAGAACCTCCTCGCGGAAGCGATCGACCAGATCAGGAGCGATGCTAGCCACGAATTGAAGTTGCTGCCGCAGCACCTCCAAAGCCATCCGCCTGCCGGTGTACGAGACGCTGATACGTGTAGCCATGATCGTCGGTATCGGCTGGTGCTCGTGGATGTGCGCGGCGATGTGGCAGGCAGCCGCGTTGATATCCCTGCTGTGGCTGATCATCGTCGCCAGGTCCGCGCCGAGATCTACGGACAGGTAGTGGATCCGCTCGGCGATGGCTTCCGCGCTGGGCAACAAAGGTTCGGCGAGGCGCTCAACTGCGTTTTTCACGGCGCGCCAATCTTTGACCCTGCTCGGGTCGAGTGTGGGCAATGCGTCAAGTTCAGCCGCGTAGGTCTGGATCTTCTTCGGCACAGCGGTCACTTCGTGAAGCAAAAGGCGTCCAACGATTCGGGCTTGTGCCTTCCACAGAACCTGAGAGTCCAGGTGTTGCCTCGCAGCGATAGTTGCGGCTTGCCGGGATGTGCGCCACGCAAGGAAAGCAACCAGAACAGTCACCAGACCCACGGCTGCGGTGGCGATGGCTCCCCACCCCGCCCAGAACGTCGCGCACTCCGCCTTCATCGAAAGGCATTCACCAAATCCCAGAGCCATCCCATGGTCCCCCTCTCTGTGCTGGAGCCGATTCTGCCATGACCTTCATCCATCGGAACGAGCGGGTCTAAGTGTAGGAACGGCTCTGACGAACTACCGTCGTCTGGAGCGAGACCAGCAACCGCGACATGATCCTGACCGACCGCCGCGGCGCGCGATCATGCGATCCAATCAATGCTGATCGCTGAACCACAGACACTCAACTCCCTTGTTCGTGGCCTCCAAGGTCAATACCGGTGAGCTTCTTTATCGCGAGCAAGACGTTCTGGGCGGCGAGCTCCACGTTGTCAAGAGCCGTCGTGTAATCAGAGAGTCTATGAAAAGGATGATTACCATACATATCAATCTCCTCGCCGGCGTCCAGAAAGGCATTCAGCACATCAAGGCTGGACTGCAAATTGGAGACACCAATAGAGATCATTTCCAGGCCATCAGAGAGGATGACAAATGGAACTTGCCCCTTAACCCTCAGAAGACCTGAGACAGTCTTGGCGTCGGCCCCAGCGGCCAAGGCCTTCGGTATTTCAGGCAGGATCTTGTTCTTAATCGTCTTAGTTTGATCCCGCACGTCGAGGATTTTCGGAAGAAGACGATTGATTTCGATAAACGAGATCTGACGCTCTCGCGTGGCACGCCTCTCGTTATCCACCTTGTAGTTGCGAGCGGGAACGTACACCGCGAGAAATGTGGCAATGGCAGCAGCCCAACCACCGATAGCAGACACGGCCGTCCAGTCAAGTCGACAGGTGGGCGCGAAATTGAAGCAAGGAACCATGACTTCAGCAACGATCATCTGGCCATTTCCATATGGTGGAGACGCCATTCTGCCATGGAGAGCCGCCGTGTCTGACACGGCGCTCAGCGCTAAACCAGATAACGGCGCGCTTTCGGCGACGGGCAACCATCGGAATCTGCACATTGGGGCTGCCCACTGCTCCATCCTGCCTAGTAATCCATTTGCCACGACTGCGCGTCTCTCGGAGATTGCCCATGACTGACCAGCTGCTCACCGCCGCAATGGTCCACGTGTTCGCCCTGGCCGGGTTTGCGGCCGGCATCGCCACCCTGTGGGCGATCAGCCGCGCATGCCTTGCCGCGCGCGCCGGGCTGCGCTGGTGCTGGCGGAGGTGAGCTCATGGCCAATAAGTTTGGAAACGCCGACGGCGGCGGCTTCAACAAGGAAACGTGGCTCACGCCGCCACACATCCTCGCCGCGCTCGGTCCCTTCGACCTCGACCCCTGCGCAGCCCCTTCGCCACGCCCTTGGCCGTCGGCCGCCAGGCACATCGAGTTGCCCGGGGACGGCCTGACGGCGGAGTGGCAAGGTCGGGTGTGGTGCAATCCGCCATATGGGGCCCAAGCCGTTCGCTGGCTTCAGCGGATGGCGGAACATGGGAACGGTGTGGCTCTGGTTTTTGCACGAACCGAGACGACCATGTTCCAGGATCAGGTCTGGCCACGGGCCCACGCAGTTCTGTTCTTGCGCGGCCGCATCGCGTTCTGTTCACCAGACGGCAAACCAGCAATGAGTGACGGGCACCGTCCGTCCTCATAGCCTACGGGGAATCCAACGCGCGGCAGCTGGCCGCCTGTGGGCTCGAAGGGTATTGCATGAAGCTCGAACCGGCATTTCGAAAGAACGATGACCTGTTCGGGGCTGCCGCATGAACGCCCAGCTCTTCCCCCGCGAACCGCGCCGCATGAAGCAGCCGGCCAAGGACGTGCTGCGCGAGCAGCTGGTGGTCGCGGCCGATGAAGTGATCTGCCTTCGCGCAGAGGTTCTGCGCATGCGCGATGCAGCAACCCAGGCCACCAAGCAGCTGCGCGCTCCGCTGGCCACGAACTAAAGGAGGACCGGATGAGAGCTGCTGAAAAGCTGGACATCGTCGGAAAGGACTGGCTGACCGTGGACGAGGCCGCGCACTACTGCGGGGTGTCACGAAGCCAGTTCGATTCGAACATCGCCGACTACGGCATCGAACCACGAAATTTCATGGGCAAGAAGCTCTACGAGAAGGCTGCCCTCTACTCTGCAATCTACGGCTCCAAGCAATGGTCAAGGTCACAATCGTCTGGCGCGATGGCGCCGCGTACCTCAACTGGCGGGAAGGCGGCAAGCGAAGCCGTGTCGCCATTGGTCGCGTCAGCCCACGCGAGACTGAGCGCGTATGAGCAGCGAAAGAAGCGGAACTGACCCATGGTGTGCGCATCCTCCCCGGCTGCCCACTGTCAGGGATTTCCTGGAGGCGTACCTGGACTGGTACAAGGTGGAAGACCCGACTACGCACGGCAAGGCAAAGAGCGAGGTCCGACTGTTCATTGCTCGCTTCGGCCATCGATCGATCGACACCCTGCGCCCGATGGAAATGGAGTCATACAAGACAGATAGCCTGACCAAGGACAAGGTGGCACCAGAGACCGTGGGCAAGGAGGTGCGTAGGCTGCAGGCCGCGTTCCGGCGTGGCGTGAAGTGGAAGAAACTGTACTTCAACCCGCTGGAGGAAACCCAGGCACGCGCGGCGTCCGCAGCGTAGCGGTGCGGTTCTACGACCGGGCCGCGATGCGCAAGCTGTATCGTGCGAACCCCGGTCGGGCGCCTCTGTGGCTTTTCATGGCCCACACGGGTCTGCGCCGTGGTGAGCTGGTTGGACTGGGCAAGGATTCGGCGGCAGGGAGCAGACTCAGGGTCGAGAGCGAGCCAGACGAAGATGGCCAGGGGCGCACGAAGTCAGGCAAGTGGCGCGAGGTGCAGCTTAACCGGTATGCGCGCTGGGCGCTGCGCCGCCTACCCGATCCGCTGGTGGCCGTGCACAAAGACACCGTATCCGACTGGTTCGCGTCCGATGCCAAGCGGGCTGGGATCGGCGGCAGCCTCCACCGGCTACGGCACACCTTCTGCGCCCACGTGGTGATGGCCGGAGTGCCATTGCGAAGGGTGCAGATTCTGGCCGGCCATGCCGATTACGCCACGACCGAGAAGTTCTACGCCCATCTGACGCCTGAGGGCGACGATGGCGCGGTGGCGAAGCTCAGGTACTGAGCAGGAGCGCTGGGCCTACTGGGACCAAATCCTGTGGATATGCGGGAAACAGTGGGAAATGCTCACCACTGAGTCCGCCTAAGTTGTTGATTCTGGTGACCCCGGCCCGATTCGAACGGGCGACCTTCCCCTTAGGAGGGGGGCGACCCGGCTATATCCGCCAATGCCCTTAGTGCGATCTGTGCCAATGCTGTGCCGGATTACGCACGGCCCGGGGTCCGCAAGCGCCGTAAAACGTTGTATCCGCAGCACCTGCGGAGCGCGGTCGGGCCTTTTCAGACGCCCCGCCGCATCTGCTCGAGCCCTGCCCTCACCCACGCCTTGCTGCAGACGTCCCTCGCTCGTGGCTTGGTCTCTGTCGGCGGCTTACGCGGTTCGAGTGCCGCCTTGATTCGCTCGAGCTCCTTCGCTCCGGCCTCAGCCAGGAGCCGGGCCTGTTGCTGCTGCACGCGGGTCGGCGGCAGACCGGGCAGTGGCGGGGGCAACTGGATCGGCGAGCTGTCGGTCAGCCGGGCGACGGCTTCACGCAGAGGCAGCTCGGGATACAGCCGGGCTGCGCACCAGCGCTCGGCGTAGCGCATGCCCTGCCTGATGCTGGCCGCGAGCACATCCTTGGTCTGCCACATCTTCCGGGCGTCCAGGTGTACTCGAACGCCCTGCACCCTCGCTGGGGAAACGCTGGCGATCTGCCGGCCGCTCCACCACAGCACCCAGCTGTCCCCCATCTGGACCCAGCCAGAGGGCATCGGGGTGGTGCTGAAGCCTTGGTAGCCGTGCGAGGGGAGCATGGCGGAGAGGATAGGACTGGGCGTCGCAAATCCTGCGAACGCGCCAGCGACCTACATGAACCGTTCCGCGTTGGCAGATTCGCGATGCATCCGGATTGGCTGCTAGGGCGTATGTGGGGTGTCTGCGCACCGCAGGCAACCTATCAAGGAACGCACAGTGAACACTCTTAAGCGCATTGCCACCGCAGTGAGTCTCGCCGTACTCGTTTCAGCAGCTTCGTCCAGCTTCGCCGCCAGCCCAGTCATGGTCGGCGGGGCGGAGATGTATCCGACCAAGACAATCGTCGAGAACGCCATCAACTCCAAGGACCACACCACACTGGTCACCGCGGTCAAGGCAGCAGGGCTGGTCGACACCCTCAACGGGACCGGTCCCTTCACCGTTTTCGCCCCCACCAACGCAGCCTTCAACAAGCTGCCGGCGGGTACTGTGGATACGCTGGTAAAGCCTGAGAACAAGGCTCAGCTGACCAAGATCCTGACCTACCATGTGGTTCCTGGCAACTACAGCTCCGCCCAGCTTATGGCGGATGCCAAGAAGCACGGCGGAAAGGCCACTCTCAAGACGGTTCAGGGCGAGCCGCTCACCGTAGCGCTTCGTGATGGGAAGCTTTGGGTGGTCGACGCCAAGGGAGGCAAGGCTGGAATCAGCATCGCCGACGTTGGCCAGTCGAATGGCGTCATCCATGTGATCGACACCGTCTTGATGCCGAAGTGACCCAGCGCGGGCCGTAGGCACCTCAGGGTGCCTACGCTTGCGAGGCCGGCGAGGGATCTGGCATAAACAATCTGTCAAATCCAATTTCTTAACTGTTCATGCTGTATGGTTGACGCATCAGGCTCCTCTCAGGCGCGAAATTCTTCGCCCCCGTGTCTAGCCCCTTACAGGCACGACACATGACACCCTCAACTGCTTTCCGGGTCCTTCGGATCCGCCCTCTGCTGCGCATCAACGGAATGATCGAGCGAGTCGAGACTCTGCAGGTTAAGTGCGGCGCATGTGGGGACGAATCGCGACGGTCGCGAGGGTATGGGCTTGCTGATGTAGAGGGGGGTGTAGAGCTCACCTGTCCAGGCTGCGGGGTGACGGGAATACTGACCGGCGACCAAGCTTGGATTCTCTGGGCCGAGCAGATGAGGCAGGACAGAGTCTTGGCGCTAGCAGGGGTGGAGCCGGACGACCTAAATCGCCCCTAGGTCCTGAATTACCGCCTGCCCTTCACGGAGCACGACGGCCAGAAGTCGACCACCCGCCACCTGCCTACCTGCCTGCTTGTTGAGCCAGGTCGCTTGGATCCTGCCGGCCGCGAGGACATCCGCTGGAGCAAAGCTATCCGGCCTGCCAACCAATGGCTCCCCAGGAGAGGCCAATCCTCCATCCAAAGGATGCACAACCGATGGCCGGGAACTGTCGCTCTTGGCATAGGCAATTGCCATCATCCGCGCACTCTTAGGCGACCAGCCTCCCAACACCAACTCTGTCCCGAGTTGGTCGAGAGGCAGGCCGGCCTCGGCCGCTGCCTTTTCATAGTCCGGCCATAGCCGGTCCACAACCAGCCCCAGCTCGGCAGATAGCTGCTCTATCGTGAAGTCAGCCCGGAAGCTCGCTTGGAGGGCGAGCTCGTAGATGCGAAGAAAGAACTGTGTGGACCCGCGTGCCGCCAACACCAAGTTGTGCTGCGGGATCAGGAGCACCTTCGCGCCGGACGAATGGACTCCGGTTCGGGCGTCCTCAGCAAGGGTATCAACCGCAACAAGGATCTGGTCAGGGCGCAGCAGAACATTGAGGATGCTCATAGCGGGCTCTTCTAGGCGTCCGCAGAATATCGCCTTCACCGCCCCTGCCTGTCGAGACCACCATGACGACCGAAATCACGGAAATTCTTGATCGCCTCCAAGCCTGCGAGGCCGGACTCGAGATGCACCGCGGCTACCTAAAAGCCATGGAGTACGCGCTTCGAGTCTCTGTGCTGACCCACCCCGAGCCTGAGCGGCTGACCGAGAACTGGCTGCGACTGCTGCCGAGCATCGCGGCAAAGCACAGAGAGGATGGAGGCGACCTATTCGCTGCCGCCTTTCAACAATCGCTCACGGTTCTTACGGAGCAAATAGGCGCAGGAAACACGCCTCCTTAGGCTGCTACGGCGAACGGCGTCACGAACGCTACCAGGAGATCCATTGCGGTAGCGTTTACGTCGTCCGCGTTGCCGCGCAGATTGAATCTAGTCCAATCTGCACGGGCCACGCGCCGCAATTCGTCTGGTTCGACTGGAAGCCACTTCATCGGCCAGAACGGGAGGCGGCGTTGCCCAACCCTGCACCGCTGCAGTTCCACGATACCGTTGTGGCTACTCGCGCCCAGCACACGCGAATAGGCTACCGATAGCCCATCCTCTGGCCCCTCCATGTACTGGAGGAAACGTTCGCCATCGAAGAGGAGCACCCCCGTAACCCCAGCATTACGATTGAACCGGGTCGCGTCGTCCACAATCTGATCCAGCTTTCCATTGGACAGGCCCAGCTTGTCGCCGGCGATTTCCTCGCCTGCACCGCTCACATATACAACAGCCCTGATGGGCATGGCGCCACTCCTATATGAGAAGCAACCGTAGCAGCCGTTGCCAAACGAGAGAGTGAGGAATCAACGCTTTGTGATGAATCGTTCATGGCGATCTCACAGTGAACAGGGAAAGTCCTCACTTCGCCCATGCGGCAGACCGCGCAGCATGTTAGCTACTTTCGAGGTTGCGGCAATGCCTGATACAGGACTGTTCTACGTAGTTGATGTTGAGTCGGTGCTCGATGAACAGGGAAGAATCGCCTACGTCTCGAGCTTAGCGGTACGTTGCGCCCGCTGCAGTACGATTACTATCTCTACAAGAGCCGAACTGGAAGCGTTGCCTGGTGGCACTGTGCTCACTTGCGGAAAGTGCGGGGCCAGGCAGATGGTCAGCAACGCCCGTTTGGTGGAGTGTGAGCACTTTCTGGGCGATGGTCGTTCAGCACCAAGCGTAGACTAAGCAGAGCCAGAGCTGCATTGCCGTTGAAATCGTTTCGAAAAACGATGAGCAATGCTAGGCGAATGTCCGTTCAGTCGGAAGATTCCTGCTGCTTGGATGAAGCTTGCCTCGCGTAGCGAAGGACCGTTTCTTCGTCTTGGAGGGCGATTTTGATTGAAGAAAGCCATCTCCCCGCTGCACCACGATTTTCAATCAAAATTGCAAGGTCATCACAAAGACAATTGGCACACAGATAGCCGCCAGGACTTGGCCTCCGGCACCTCTTACACGGCAGCAAAGTAGTCTCTGACGGGCTACGGAGCTGATAGGCAATCCGCACCATCAAAGCCTCTGCATCCGTGCTCCTATCTCTCAACCTATCCACGGATCACCGCTCCTTCCACAGAAAAGGGGCAGCGCAAGCCTGCGCCACCCTCTCTCAACTACTCGCAGTCGATCTTACTTATTCGACTTATGAGCCCCGCCTTCATTGGCGTTGCGCTCTTTGGACTCCTTGTCCTGGCGTTCCTGCTCCTGTTGCTGTTGCTTCTGCTTCCCTGCATCCGGCTCCGCCACAGCCGGCTTGTTGGTATTGGATGCATCACGCTTGAAGTCATTCATAACATTGCTCCATCGCGGTGGACTCACCGCATAAGAAGCATGCACGCCCCCCTGTTAGCTGCAGGTCGCTTTGCAAGAGAAGACTGAACCGGGCACATGAATGAGCCCATTCAACCAACAGGCGTACAGTCACCTCGGTACATTCGAGGAAAGTGTCATGAGCAGGGATAAAAATTATGTTGACGTGGAACGAGAAATTGTCCACTGGCGCGCCAAGTTCGGGACTGGCGAATTCCCAGGGGCCAGCTTCGGACTAGATATCCAACCGATCATCAAGATCGCATGTGATATCTACACAAGAGATCCCCGCGGAAGCCGCGAAGCTTGGGCTGACGACTTGATTCGAAGGCTAGAGATGCGTTCTGGCCGTACAGGCAATGAGGCCGCTGCAAGACGCCTTGGGTCTCGATGCTGGGACCATCTCCTCTCCTGATGCCCCCTATTTTTCTGACAACCAACCTCTCAAGCAGTCGCGCTGCACGACCATCTAGAGAGCCACACACCCAACCACCTGCAGACAAATGGAACGAAGATGGACGGCGCATCTATACGCCATCCATTCCAGCTTCACAGTCGTTCTCACTTACCCTCGCAAGACTTCAGCATTCCAAACATGCTCTACTAGATTCGCGTACGGCTCTCACTGAACATCTTGAGCTGGATTCGCTGCTCGCAGGAAAGCAGCCTCAATGGAACGATCACTTCTGCGTCGAGCATGTACCCGTATCGCTTGAAGCCTTTCACTCCGATACTTGACCCGTATCCATATCGCTCGCAGCCCTTCAAGTTGGTGCTGGATGCGTACCTGTAGCCCTCGACGTCGTTCATACATAAATCACTCCATCGCGATGAATTCACCGCAAGACGATGGTGGGCGCTGTCTCGTTACTACACTGCGATACGACACGAAAATAATGAACGGGAGGCGCAGCAAGCCACCAGCAGTAGCTGGCCTGCCGGGTCGGCCGCGCGGTGAACACTCCGCGGAACAACGTCGAAGACCTGCTGCAGCAGGTCGCATAGGCGCGCTTCAACCGAACCCCAGCGGCATCTCGGTCCAGTGAAACCGGTCAGTAGTTCGTCACATCCACGGCCATCACGATCCCGACCACGGCCTGGTTTGGCGAGCCGCCTGTTCCGATCTTCGGAATGGTGATGGCGTTACCGAACAGGCCGTGCTTCCCGCTAACGCCCTGCCCGTTGCCGATCCCCATCACGGTGAAGCTGTTCTGGAACGTGCTGGTCGCCGGCGCGCAGATCACCCCAGCGACCGTCTTGCCGGTGAAGTCAGGGAACCTGTCCTCTTCCATACCGCCATTGGGAAAGACGCCGCCTACACCGATGATCCGCATGGGCTTTGCGCCCAGCGCATACGTCAGACGGCCGTTCGCATCCCACAATGCCAGATACTGCGCATCCTCGTTGGCGGGGCGATCGAATACGTACGCCCAGCCTTGCAGGCGCGCGGGCGTGTTCGTCCACAGCGTCAGCCGGAACTGATTCGGACCGATCTCCTGAAGCTGAGGGAAGAACGGATACGGGTCACCGATGAATGCCACCATCGGAGCCTCGGCATTGATCACCATCTCCGCATACTTCCAGTTGCCCCCCGGGTTGTTGCCGGGGTAGATCACCGGAGACACGTCGATGCGTATTTTCTGCTTCAGTACGAGCGACGGGGTGTCCTCGCTAATCAGCATGGTCCCAGCGTCGCTCAGAATCTCCACCGCTGCCTTTGCCATCATCGCACTCCGTAGTAGAACTTGACCGGCTTGATAGTGCCGACGAACTGACCGCTGCCATTTTTGTTCAGTGCCCAGTACACCCGACCATTCGCGTAGCCGACCACGGGAACGTAGCCCAGCGAGTCAGAAGGAATGATGGGAATGTAGAAGAACTCCCCAGGCGGCAGATTGGCAGCAAAACCATTGCCGGGCGTTTCATCCGACCACGCCACGCCGCACAGCAGGCCCAACCGGCTGGCGAGGTCCCACAGCCGATTGCCGTTCTCATCGTTCACTTCCATCACAATCTGCATGCCGCCTCCTGTCGGTTGCGGAGGGCCGGGTTCCCAGCCCTTCTTGGTTGATCACGGCACAACACCCCATCGCATACGCAGACGCCCGTTCTGGTCGTAAACACGCCAGTTTCCGTCGCTGAATTCAGTGCGCATACCGGCGCTTGGAGATGACACACGGAACATGTCAGACAGCACGTCGAAGGCAGATATCTCACCCGTAGCGGATAGCTGCACGCCAGCGATCTTCTTGTCAGCACGCACGTTCACTCCCCACTGTGCGGATGCCTCCTGGCCCCCTGCTGCCCACGCTGGCGCGGTGGTTGCTCCGTCAAGGACCTGACTGAACATCGGATGGAACATCCAGAAGTAGGGAGCAGACGTATCTGCACCTGCCGCTGCGCGGATGTAGACCGCCATGCGCGCACGACGGGCGCCCGGCGGGGCCTTGGAGATCACGAAGGGGCGCGGGAGGCTAGTAAGGCCACTGGTGGCGGAGTTACCCCAATTCGACGGCACCCAGGTGCCAGACGGCGATGCCAACTGGTTGCCCGCAGAATCATAGAAGAACAATGCGAGCTGCGAGTCGCAGCGGTGAAGCTGCATGTATGCCGAAATGGCGTAGGTTCTGCCGGGTTCGATTGCAACGTCGGTATCCATACCGAACACTCGAATTTCACCAACTGCCGTGCCGCCCTTGGCTACCGAACCCAAACCAGTGACACCCGGCTGGTTCCAGGCGTTGCCGCCGGTCGGATTCCCAAGCTCGTTGAACCAGTCACCCGCGTTACCCCACCAGCCCCAACCGTTGCGATTCCACATTGGGAAGGTGGAATTAGGCAGTAGATTGCCAGACGCACCCAGCGACTTCATGGTGGCGTCCATCGTCACTACAACCGCCGAATCGGCTTTGCCACCAAGCTGTGCCTGCACACCCTGCACCGCGCTGGCGTTGGCCGTGATCTGACCATCATGGCGCGTAGCGGTCGCGTTTAGGGTGCTGAAGCCGCTAGCAAGTGCATCTACGTTACGGCCTTCGTCGAACGTAGTAGCGTATCGACCCGTCTCCAACTTGGCACGACGGAATGACGCGTTGGAGTCGGTGTCGTAGCTATAGACTACGATCTGCACCTTGGCGCAACCTGGGGGAGTTTCGCCAGTGAACTCGTAGCGCTTCCAGGTGCCCGGAGTATGGGTTGCGTCTGCACGGGGAGTCGTTCCGATGCGGTTATTGGCAGCGTCGAAGAACTCCATCTGCGCAAACACTGCACCGCGAACGTTGTTTCGGTACATGTCTACGCTTCCGGTGAATGGAGTGTAGGAAGCTCCACCGAAGGGGACTGCTTGGAACAGGTAGCGGTAGTCACCAGGGCGAGCGAGGAGTTGCAGAAATGTACCGCTCCAATCGGTGTAGCTAACAACAATCCCATCAGTACCTGCCCAATTCATCAGACCGTCCGACCACTTCGGGTTCTGGAGCAGGTTCGGGTTGGACGATTCCAGCCTTGCCTCAAGCCGGCCTGTCTGCGTCACCTGCGCGGCGAGACCCTGTTCCGTCTGCGTGACGCGTGTGGTCAACCCGCCAATCGCCGATGCGTTGGCGTTGGCCTTGCCATCCACATCGCCAACACGCGACGACAACTGCGTGAGCTGCTCAGCCTGACTGTCGAGTCGCCCACTTTGCTGCGTAACCTTGGTGGTGAGCCCACTGATAGCCGAGGAGTTGGCAAGCTCCTTTCCTTCCAGATCCGTGACTTTTCCGCCGATCTGAGTGAGTTGCTCTGTGTGCGCAGAGACAGTCTCGCCCTGCTGGCTCACCGTGGATGCAAGCCCGCTGATGGCTGACGAATTGGCGGAAACGCCGCCCTCCGCAAAGGACACTCGATCGGTAAGGCTGGTGAGGCTCTGCGAGTTCGCCCGAACCTGCCCGTCGATCGTGTTCACCTCAGACCGAAGCTGAGCCACAACCGTACTGTCCGCCTTTTCACCGAGGCTCACACCGATCTGATCGATCTGTTGGCCCATCGCAGCGTGCTCGGCCGCGTTGGCTTGTGCCAGTTGCTGGACGCTCGCCTCGCTTGCTGTCTTGCCGTTTCCATCCGGCATACGAGCGTTGATAAGCTGAATTGCCTGGGCATTGACCCCATCGCCGCTGATTCGTGCATCACGCTCACTGGCCACCAGGCCCGAGCGCACGCCAGCCACATCGCTTCCTTCGTAATCACCTCGCATTTGCACGGCAAGCGATGATCGCTGGAGCGCCTCGACTGAGTCCGCGGCGATTCGAGCTAGGGCCTCCTCCTGCACCAGGGCGACCGACGCGCCGGGTTGCGGACGTCCCACCGCAACGTAGTCGATAAGGTAGTAGTCCGCGACGGTCTGAGCATCCCCGACTTGAAGGCGGATTGCGTCGATGGTTGCCGGCCACCAGGCAACGTCCTGCACGTCGATCGTGGCCACGCCATCACCGTCCCATACAGGCTCTCGTGCACTGGCGCTCTTCGCCGCGTTCCAATCCTGATCAACGGTGGTGATCCATTGCAGGAGGCCTTTCCATGTCGGCGAGCCCACGCGCTTTAGACGCAGCTTCACAAAGCGATAGGCGCTGCCGTCCACGGCCAGCGCCACAGGCGACTGAACCCACGGTGCGGTGGCATGGTTGGCGGGCCGCAGCCAGCCGTCCACGAGCGTCGGCGCGCCGTTGCCCGTCCACCCTTCAATGGTCTGATTGAACGGCCAGAGCTTGATGCTGTCGAACTGCGTGCCGCTGCCGGCCGCAACCTCCGACACCGAGCGGGCCAGTGACTCGTCGGCGCTCTGCCGCAGTTGCTGTTCTTGGGTGATCGCTGCTTCGCGCGCCAGCTTTTCATTCAGGATGGCGTCGACTCTTGCTTGGGCTTCCGCGCTGATCGCCTCCATGGCCTCGGTCACGCCCTGCTGCCGCAGCAGCGCCTCCGCGATCAGGTCCTGCGCCGCCTGTGCCAGCCCGGCTGCGCGAGCAGCCGCCTCGTCTGCGATCGCTTGGATGCGGTCACTGATCTCCGCCGCCAGCTTGGCCTGCTGTTCGGCCAGGTCCTTCGAAGTGGTGGGCGGAACAGCGCCCACCACGGTTCCGGTGCCTGTCTTGCCGCGAACGGTCGGGGTGATCTGGAACCACCACGTCTTGCCGCTGCCGTCGCTATACACGTAGCGCGTCTCGGTGGTGCGGTGAATCTCCGTCCAAGGGCCTTCTTGGCTCTCGCTGCGCGATATGACGTAGACCACGCCCTCCAGATCGACGGCGTCCCATTCGAGCACGACGCCGTCGGCCACCGGCGTAGGATTGACCCCATTCGCCGGCGGCACGTCCGGCGCCTTGAAGGGCACCGGGAACCACGTGGAAAAGCGCGGCGCCACCGGGGACGCGGACGGCAGCCCGCCCACGCCGATTTCCACCAGCGTGAGTTTCCTTGCTTGCATTGCTGATTACCTCGCGTTGAGTGCCTCGCGCAGCGCTGAGCTGCTGGCGTTGCGTACGCCCTGGGTGGTGGTAGACACGAGCTGGCGGAGCAGCTGGTTCTGCTCGGCGAGCAGAGCGTTGCTCTGCTGTATGGCCGCGGTGGTTTGCGTCTGGGCGTCGTTGTTCACGACCAGGTCGAACACGGCCCGGCTGAAGTTGTCCGGCAACGCCTCGATGGCGTCGGCCAGCGTCCCCATACTGGTGCCGTCCTGGGTGTTCAGGTCGCCGATCTTCATGCCATCGATGAGGCCGGTGACCCGGCCGTACAGGCTGTTGTAGTCCTGCCCGCTGGCGTACAGATTCCGACCGAAGCCCAGCGCGGCCTGAGCGGCCGCCTGCGCGGCGCTGGTGTCGCCACCGGACACCGCCCGCTCCAGCTCCTTCATCGCCTCGCCCAGCTTCTCCTGGTCCGTCAGCGGCGAAAGGTCACTGATCGACAGGCCGTACTGCATGGCCTTCTTGTCCTTGTCGATCTGCGCCTGCAGCTTGCCCATGTTGGTGGCACGAAGCGCCTCGATCTTGGCCAGGTCCTCCGCCCGAGCGCCGGACAAGCCGAGCGCCTTGGCGTAGTCGTTGGCCGACTTCACCTGCTGGCGATACGTGCGCTCGATCGACAGCGCCTGCGACTGGTACTGCGTCAGGTTGGCCGTCATCAGCTGGGTGCTCACGTCGGCCATGAGGCTGGCGTAGTTGCCGAGCAGCCCGGTCACCTTCTCGACCTGGGTGGCCAGGTCTGTGCCGGCGACGCTGGCCAGATCCTGGAAGTAGTTGATCGCCTTGTTGACCTTCTCGACCTCCAGCCCGTTGAGTGCTCGGCCCAGCTCATCGGCATTTCCCACGGCTAGCGCGATCGACGCACTGAGCGCGGTGAATACGTCCGCCGACTCGAAGTACCCGTCGAGCTGGCCACCGAACCCCGCCGCCTTGACCGCCTCGGTATACAACCGATTGGTCATGTCGCTGAGGTAAGCCTCCAGCTGCGCCTTGGCCTCGGTGGAATCGGCCGACAACTGGAGCTTGCCCAGGTCAACCTTCACGCTGCCGAGCTTCTGGGTCAGGTCCACACCCAACTGCTTGGCCAGATTGGTGGCAGCACCACGCACTTGGCGCGCGGCCATATCGAACGTGCGATCGATGCCAGGATCCAGCGCGCCGAACTGCGTCCACTTCTTGTCGCTGCGGAACAGGCCGCCCTTGGCCTTGATATCCGCATAGCTCTGGCCGTCGAACCCGCCGAAGCCGTAGCTGCCGGTGATGCCTTGGCCTGTGACCTTGGGCGCCTGTCGACCGAACAGCTTGGCGTGGATGCTGGAGCCGGACAGGATCGACGCGACCTTGTCGTTGAAGCCAAGGGCACGGAAACCCTTGTCGGCCAAGCCCACAGCGCCGGCGGTGGCGATCTTGCCGGCCCAGCTCTCCCCGTTGGCGATGTTCCAGCCCTGGTCAAACAGCTGAGCGTTCTTCATCATGCCGGCGACAATCCAACCAATGATTGGCACCGCCGCAGCCGCCGAGCTGGCCGCACCAACTCCTGCACCGGCACCAGCGCCGGCGCTCCCGCCACCAATCAGCCCCGAGAAGCTGGAACCTGTCATCCCGGCCATGCTGGTCACGTCGCCGAAGCCAGTCAGGGTGCCCGCTGCGGCACCTGCCGAGCGACCGAAGCCGAACAGGCCCTGGCCCTTGGAAAGCAGCCCGGCCACCGTACTCACGTTCTGGCCACCGGCCGCAGAGCCGTTGCCGCCGAACAACCCCATCAGGCTCTGCAGGTTCAGGCCACCGCCCTGCCCGCTCATCCCGTTGAGAATCTGCGTCTGGATCGGGATCACCAGCTTCTGCTGCAGGAACTCCCGGGCCAGATCGCGCAGGCCCCGCTTGGCCGCGTCCTTCAGGTCGTCCCACAGGTTGTCGAAGTCGCGCATGCCACCTGCGACGAAGTCGGCCATGGCATCGGCGGCATCGCCAACGCCGTACACCAGCACACTGGCCCATGCTTCTACGTTCGCTGCGGCCTCCTCCACCCGCAGCGACAGATCAGCCGAGGCGCGAGCCGCAGCAAGCATGGACTGCTCATACGCCTCATAGGAGGCAACACCCTTCCTCCTGGCCAGCTCCTCCTTGCTGCCTGCCGCCTCTACGGACTTCTGCAGCTCTTGCCGCATGTCGCGCTCGTTCATCATCTGCCGGCGCGACAGCTCCCGCGCACGCCCGACCTTGCCGAGCATGGCCACCTCGGCGTCCATGGTCGCCAACAGCGATTCAGGACTGGCCAGGGCCTTCTTGATTTCAGCGCTGGACTGCTCCAACGCCTTCTGCGACTCCAGCACGAGCGTGTTGTACGCGGCACGCTCTATGCGCCCTTCCTTGAGCGCCTCCTTCAGCTTGTCCTCGAGCTGCTTCTGGCGCTCGGTGGCCTCAGCCAGCGGGCCAGCCATGGTTGCGGCAGCCATCGCAGCCTGCTCGTTGTAGCGCTTGATCGCTTCCGCGTCTGCCTTGCGATCCTTCGCACCTGCACGCTCTGCGGCCGATGAAGCCTTTCGCGATTCGGTGTAGTTCTTCTGCGCCGCGGCCAGCTCGGTCTGCAGCCGGATGTACTGGGCGCCCTGTTCAAGGTACTGCTTGACCTTTGGGTCGTCGCGCTTGGAAAAATCGACGCCGCTGGCCTGGGCCTCCTTGAACCAATCGCCCACGTCCAGCTTTGCCACCTCTGCGGCACTCTTGCCTACACGTGCGAGCTGGCCCGGCAGCGACTGCATCGCCGAGGCAATCCGCTTTCCAGCAGCACCGGCCGACTCCCCCAGTACATTGAAGGATCCCGAAAGCGCGTCGGTGGCACCCTTCGCCTGAGTGCTGCTGCCGGTGAACGCATCCAAGATCGCCCGCTTGCGATCGACCTCCCTACCCGCCGTCGCAGCGGCGGCAGTCTCTTCCGTGAGACTCTTTGCCACGGCGGCGGAGGCCGGCGAGCCGTCGATCATCGCCTTCCAAGCTGCATCCAGTCCGCTTGCGAAGTCATCCGCGCTGATCCGACTGGCCTTGAATGCCGCGTCCAGCCGTTCCGTTTCTTGAATGAACGCAGACGCCTTGCCGGCGGTGGAGAAGTTCGTGGCCGCCGCAACCATCTCGGTAATGGAACCCGTGATGGTTTTATAGTTCGCATCGATCTCCTTCTGCAGACGCAGAATCTCGCCGGCCTGCTGTTGGCGATTGAGTTCGCGGAACTTCTCGATGGCAGTGTCGGCGGCGCCGCCAAAGTCAATCAGTGCGGCTGACGCTGTGTTGGTGTTGTCGCGGAAGATCAGCCACCCGGCTGCGGCGGTGGCCAGCATCGTGACGATGCCGGCTGGCCCCCCCAGCAGCGCGAGGGTAGATGCGCCAGCGCGCGCCACCCAACCGGCGTTGGCAACCGTAGCCTGGCTCTGGGCCTGCGCAAGAAGGAGGACGGCCTGCCGATGTTCGAGGGTCGCAGCAGCAGCCTTGGAACTCACAGAGACGCTGCCACCAATTGCCGATGCGCGGCGCACCTCTGCTTGGGCATCGAGCATCGCAGCCCGGGTGCGCAGTTCAAGCTGCTGGGCGGCCGCTACGTTCTGTGCTGCCGCGGCTCTGTCAGCGGCAACCGCTGCATTTGCGGCCGCAACACGCGCCAGAAGGCTTTTGAGCAAAGGCCCGGACGCGAATGCGGCACTTGCTACGACAAGGGTCTGGAGGTTGTTGCCCACGAGACCGATACCCGCGGCGAGCGATTGCGATGCTCCGGTGGCCTCATCAGCACGCCCAATCATTTCTGACAGGCTGGTGTTGAGCAGGGTCATGGACTGCCCGACCGTCGCAGCCATCCTTCCGAAGTCATTGTCGACCGCGGCTGCTTGATTCTGGAGAGCCTTTACAACCTGGTCGGCGCTCAGCTGGCCAGCTTGGCCCAGCTCACGAAGTTTACCGATGGGAACATTCAACCCCTTGGCGATGGTTTGAGCAAGCGCTGGTGCACCCTCGAGCACCGAATTCAGCTCTTCACCCCTCAGCGTGCCTGACGCAAACGCCTGGCCCAACTGGATCAGCGCTCCTTCGGCGGCGGCAGCGCTGCTGCCGCTGATTACCATGCTCTTGCTGATCGTCTCGACCACACGCGCCAAGCCGGCCCCAGAGAGTCCCAGGGCATCCTGATTCATTGCAATACGCTGATACAGCTCGGCGGTGGCCCCCAGCGGTTGACGGGTGGCCTTCGCGATCTGAATTACGTCTTCCTGCGCGGCAACGAACGCGAGTTGGTCCTTGGTTACAAGCCGAAGCCGGTTATTCAGGTTCGTCCATTCATCGGCCTTCCCGATCACTGCTTTTGCGGAAGCCAAAGCGGAAGTCATTCCAATGGCTTCTGAAGCTACGCGCCTGAAGCCAGACGCCACCTGATCAGCCCCTCGCGTGGCTGCGTCAGACATGGCCGATTCGATTGTTGCCATGTCGCGCTTAACAATCCGCGCCGCCTTGCCGCTATCGCGCTCGAAGGAGCCCGACTTCAGCAACAGGTCTACTGTCAGGGTATAGAGGCTCATGATCTCTCTCAAAAAAAAAGCCCGCACTAGGCGGGCCTCGGGATCTCGAATTTGGTCTATCTAAGTGCCGTTTCGACCCCATTGATGGTCAGCGTAGTCACCACGCCGGCCGCATCAGTAATGCAAGACGCGGAATCCGTGTCACGCGTGCGATCCCGCTGGGGTACAGAAAGTCCGGAGCCAACAGGCCACGCGAAGTAGTGCTCCTGGCCACTTCCGAAGTCTTTGACAGGAGGCACGCTGGTGGCTGCCGGGTTAGAGGAGGCTGCCTCAATGGCAGACACGCAGTTCAGGAGGGCAGTCTTAGATCCATTATCCTGAGCCTTTGAACAGCTCGTAGCCAATGCAGCGAACAGCAGCAGTGGTAGTAAATTTCCGTACTTCATAGATCCTCCCGATACTTGCCGGGATCATGCCAGCTACGCAGGGATTTCCTCAAACTCCATGTATCCCGTGAAGTACTGCCGGCTGATGTTCTCCGCCGACGGCAGCTGTGTCGGATAGCCGTAGAGCGCCGACCGCGACGCCAGCAGCGGGTCGAACGCCTTGCTGACCATGTCCCGGTACTGCGGCACAACGCAGGAGCGCCTGCGTCCCGCGATCGCTGCCGCCACCGTCTCCCAATCGGACCCGCCAAGTCCACCGCCGCGTACTGAAGCAGTGGCCCGCCCTGACAGGGTGCACGTCAGCCGGCGGTGCAGAGGTCCGGGAACCGTGTTGACCTGGCCGCCCTTGGTGCGGGTGTGCACGCTGGTGTCGATGGTGGCCACCGCCCAACCGTCGCTGATACCCACCTCGACTGCCCGGAAGATCGCAATTTCGCCCACGTCGACGTTCGTGGCAGTTGTGTCGATCTCGACGGACACCGTCGATACCAAGGCGCTGGCCTTTGGGAAGAGCCAGGCGCAGACACTGCCGTCTGGCAGTCGCACGGTGGTGGCACTCGCGCCGGCGGCGCTCACCTGGACGCCGTGCGGAATGTTGAGGCCGAGTATCGCGATGATCCCCGGCACAACAGCTTCTGCCAGGGTGATCGTGATCGCCAGCGAACTGGTGCGGCGGATCCGAGACGCCCTGCCAGGCTTTCCGTCGAACAGCGCCGAGCCCTGGTCCGCACTGAGCCACGTGCCACCAGTGAGGGTCACCGTCGTGACAGCCGGCATGCCATATCCAATCAACACGTCATCATCCCCACACCGTCAGCACCACGTCCCCCGTGGCAGGGTTGCGCTCTACACGGCGCACCAGCACCGGCTTGCCGTCGTCAAGACCGTAACGTCCGTAAGTGATCCGGCCGATCTGTCCCGGCGGCGGAGCCAGGTCCTGATCACCACGCACCGCCAGCTGGTAGAAGTGGCGCTGCACCCGGTACAGGTCGAGGACGCGTTCAATCTCCTGTTGCGCGTCGGCCGCATGCCAGAACAACGAGATGACCGGGTCAGCAGCCTCTGCCCGCTGGTAGTGGGGGTGCAGCGGACCAGCGCCATACACCTGCCCCCGATAAAGGCCGGTCAGTTCGTCGCGTCGGGACTGCGGCACGTCGACAACGTCGGTGACCACGTCTGACGCGCCCAGCGCTTGGCCGTTGGGTCGGTAGGCCATGCGTCGAGACAGGTTCGGAGCATCATCGGGCACCATGATCAGATCAGCCGCCAGGTCATCCTCCGACAGGTCGAAGGCGAACGCGCCGGCATAGGTCTCGGGCGCGGTCACGCGGGCGAAGCGCAGCACCCCGGATGGATCCTGGTAGCAGCCGGCGCCGTAGCTGGGTAAGAGCGCATTCAGCGCAGCGCGGCCGGTGATGGCTGTTCCTGCGTAGTAGCCGAGGCCCATATAACCCGTGGCGTGGTCGATATCCGTACAGTCGCTGGCCGACCACGCCGCTCGGCCCAACCGGGCCATCACATCACCCACCGCCTGTTCCAACCGCGCCGGCATCATGCTCGGTCCGATGCTCGATGCGTCCACGACAACCGGCGTCACGGGGGGTGACTTCAACAGCAGCTGCTGCCCGTCCGGAGCCTCGCTGTAGGTGCCGTCCTCCATCAGGTCACCGCGATCCATCACCGCATCGATGTAGACCCGACTGTCGGCCACGAACATCGAGGTCGCATCCGAGTTGGCGCCCATGGCCGGAATGCTGGCCACCGCCCCGATCACCACCGGCTGAGGCTTCCATGCGAGCGACGCGACATTGGGCAGAAACACGCCCCGGTTGATGGTCTCATCCAGGTAGTCGTGCGCATCGCGCAGGTGCAGCGTCTTGGTGCCGTCGTCGTTGATCTCGATCTGCTCGATCACGCAACGGAAGGCCGGGACCGCGTCGGCCCGCATCCCGTTTTCGGGTGCCAGCAGGATCTGCACCGAACTGCCAGAGACGCCAGTGCCCGCCATTCCGTCCAGCAGGCCATCCGCATCGACCACAACGCACTCGGCGGCCGCTGCCTGGGACACTGGATCACCACCCCACGGCCAGAACGCCAGCTCCTGGATCAGGTTGACGCCCTCGGCCACCAACCCCTCGTAACGGGCATTCGCCGGGCTATCGCCGGGCGCGGACAGCCAGTCCACGTCGGCCAGCCGGGTCAGGCTGACGGATGCAGCGGGCAACCGCCAGCCAGCGGCCGCCGCCTCGCTTCGCGGCCCCCACTGCCCTGCGTTGACCGCGAGGCACAGCCCGCCCGCCTTGGTGGCGGCCAGTGAAGCGGCGAAGAACAGCGGCCCGGACAGCTGCAGCTCGCGCACCAGGATCTGCACGCCGTTGAGGTAGAGCCGCAGCTGGCGAGCGGTCGAGAACACGACCTGCAGCCCGACAATGTCGCCGTGGGTCACCGCCGGCAGGCCAGTGGCGATCGCTCCTCCGGCCTGCAGCAGGCGCCCGGCGGCGAGGTCCCAGCCGATGCTGGCGAGATCCGCACCCAGCGCCTTATTCAGCGCTGCGGGGCCGGTGGCGAAGCCTACGAGGGCTGCAAGGGCGTCATCGCCCCACACCGCAAACTCCACGCCCACCGTCCCGGCATCAAGGCCGAAGTCGGAGCGCGCGTGGCTGGCCAACGTGGTGGCGCCGGTGGTGGCCAGGGTAAGCCCACCATCTCGCGCAGCGAGTAACGGACCAATGGGCGTGGCGGCGAACCGCCCGAAAGTGTCGGTCATGGTCATCCGAGTCCATCGAACCAGTCCTGCGCCTCGTCCTCATCGGACCGTGGCACGAGAGCGTCGAGGTAGTGCTGAAAGGAGCGCTTTGTCCCGCCCTGGCTGTGCGAGGCGGTTATATACGCGGCGAAGGCAGCGGGCTTGATGTACAGGCTCACAGGGTCGATGGGGTTCCGCTTGTGGAACTCCCACCATTCCAGGAACTCCCGGCGCGACATGCTCGCCTGCAGGTCCGCCACCGTGCGATGCAGGTGGCCGGCGAGGACCTTCCAGAACCAGTCCTCGCCGCGCTGCCTTAGCCGTTTCCCGCGTCGGCCTGAGCTTGCGCAGCATCCTCGCCGAAGCCGGAATGCTTCATGGCCACGCGCTGCAGCTCAGCGGCAACCAGCGGTTTGAGCTGGGCGGCCTGCTCCACGTTCATTACCGGCTTGCCGTCCTCGTCGCAGATGGTCGCTGCGATCAGCTTCGCGCGGTCGCCTTCACCCCACAGCTTGCGGAACTCCGCATCCGGCAGCTCGCGGACATGGAACTGCGCCTTGGCTCCGTTGGGCAGGGTGATCGTGTCGGCGTGCACGTCCTTGGACGCGAACATGCCCAGGTTGGTGAACGACTGCAGGACGCTCAGAGGCTGCTGCGGCTGGGCTTGGGGGGTGTCGTTGGTCTTGCTCATTGGCCGTTTCCTCGAATGGCGACAGGGCGCGCGGGCCGCGCACGGCTAACACGCGGAGGATCTGCGCGCCCCGTCAGAGAGATGGCCCGCCGGAGCGGGCCCGGGTGTGCGCCGTTGCCGCAGCCTTACGGCGTCGGGCGGTGCGTGGTGACGGCGCCGGAGCCGCGGATGGTGATCGTCGCCTTCCAGACGTCGTTGTCCTGGCTGGTCACCGCGAAGTTCTGCACGAAGCCGTCGAACTGCTTGGACAGCACGTCAGTGGGCGGGGTGATCTTTCCGGCGACTGCCGCCGGCTTCGCCGCTCCTTCGGTTTCCGACTTCGGCGCGGTCACCAGCCAGTTCACGACGGCGCCGGTCTCGTGCAGTTCTTCCAGCTTCTCGTGGTCGACGCTGTCGTAGATGATCTCAATGCTGGTGCTGCCGGTCTGCTTGCGGCCAGCGACGAACTGGTCCCAGTCGTCGTCGTAGTCGGAGATATCGATCTCCGATGCCTGGCCATCGGGGAAGCCGACCGAACGCAGGCGGGTCACCTTGATGACCTCGGCCGCGCCGATGGCGACGAACAGCTGGGAGTGCTTCGACTTGATTACCTGTCCCATAGGGGTTTCCTTGTGTTGCGCCCGTCGCCGGGCATGAAAAAGGCCCCTTGCGGGGCCAGTGGGTTGCCGTTGTGTGGTTCAGCGCAGTTGCAGGAGCCTGGCGTCGAAGGAGATGCCAAAGGCGTCTGTGCCATCGCTGTCAGGCGTCGGGTTGTAAGACTCGATGCTGCCCACGCGCTCGATCGCGTCGCGGATGGCGACGGCCGCGCCGTTGGCCTGCGTCAGGGCTTCGTCCCAGACGGTCAATCGGACTCGCCAACCATCGGCCGGCGGCGCCTCGGACAGCATCGCAGTCGGCGAGCCGCCGACCACCTCCCACGTCGCGTAGGGCAGTGCTGCATCCTGTGGCGCGGTTCCCGGCCACAATCGGATCGGGTCGCCCAGCATGTGCCGAACCGCTGCATCACCCTGCAGCAGGGACTGGATCAGGGGAACCATCATCGCCAGCCATCCTTCTTCAGCTGCTTGTCGAGCGCCGCCCAGGTTTCATTGATGATCACCTGCGCTGCCTCCGGTCCCTTGGCCTCGCCTGCCGGTGTGAGGAACGGCTCGGCCCTCATCTTCCTGGTGCCGAATTCCTTGAAACGCCAGTAATAGGCCCAGCCTGCCTCCTCATAGACCTTCCCGACGCGGCCGCGGCGCCGGTTGCGCTTGGTGTTGGCGTACTTGCGGTGACGACCGGTCTTAACCCCAACCGTGAAGTACTCGCCGCCTTGGCCTACACCTGCGCGCTGCCGGCTCTTGGTGTTGGCCCGGCGGGTGACGATCTGTGACGCCATGAACCCCGATGCTCTCGGAGCCCGGCGCCGGGCGTCGTCGCGGATGACGTTGCCCCCCTTGCGCATACCGGCTTGCACGGCTTTCCCTTGAATCGCCTTGGTTGCCTCCCGTAGTGAACGCAGGAGGCCGCCCAGGCCTTCGATCTTCACTTCCTCAGCCATCGGACACCCCGGCATCGACCATCAGCGTGATATGCCCGCGTGCTGTCGCATCTGGCAGCACCGCACGAATCGCGTACACCTGCCCGTCGAACACCACGCGCATGGTCGGCACGACCCTAGGCAGATAAGGGATCTCGATGCGTGCAGTCACCTCTCCATGCTCGGCCGAGGCCGCGGTGAACTCTCGACCCGAAAGCGGCACCACTTCTGCCGGCACGTCAGCCCGCCACCTGCGCCATTGCTTCTTGTCCCCGCCGAGCGGATCGCGCACCGGGCCGTAGTCCTGCAGCTCGATGCGATGCCGGTATTTCCCTGCCCGCCTCATGGCAGCACTCGCCGGTAGGGGAACATCAGCCGGTCCAGCGTGGGGTTCTCAGCCACCTGCGAACCGGCCACCACCGCCTCCCGGTTGCCGTACAGGTCACCCAGCAACAGCAACACGGCCGCGCGCAGCGGCCCCGGGAGCGGGCCAGGTGTCGTCGTGAACTTCACCGGATAGGCGCCTGACTCGCTGTCTAGCGTGGCCGGCTCAATCGGCAGCGGCGAGCGGCCCTCGCCGACCGGGGTCCACTCGTAGGTCGCCGCTGCCAACGCATAGCCCGTGGTGCGCTCCACCGACTCACGCGCGGCCGTGATGAAGGCGCCGATCAGCGTGTCGTCCGCATCGTGAATGACTACCAGGTGCGCCTTCGCTTCGCTCAGCGACACGGGTTCCTCTGCCGCCGGGGTCAACGTGCGCAGCATTGGTCATTCCTCCGGCGTGGCCGACTTGATGGCGTTGGGGTGGGGGTCGATCAGCCCGCCAATGCGCAACGCTTCAGCATGAGCCGCATTGACCTGGATCACCTCCCCAACCTTGCCCAGGTGGTTGTCACTGAGCACCAGCGCCGGCACGGTTTCGCCATCCTGCGGAACCAGTTCTTCATCCGGTGGCAGCGCGTCGTCGTCGGTATCCACGGTTTCGGGCGCCGGGCTGTTTCCGCCCTCATCCGCCTCCGGCTCGCCGACAGCGGCTACCGCGTCAGCCAAGGGGCTTTCAGCGTTCGGCTGTTCGCCTTGGCCGGTAACTGCGTCGGCCACGGCTCCGGACGCTTCCTGCGCATCGAGCGGGCCGCCGGCTGCCGGCGCGGGGGTGTTCTTCTGCTTTGCCATGATCGTCTCCAAGGGACGCCCCAGATGGGGCGCCCCTCCGTTGGTGGGGCGAGGCTGTTAAGCCGCGGCGCCGTGCTTGAAGGTCTTCACCGCGCCACCCACGTCAACCAGATTGCCGCCGGAGCGCATCCACGCCATGAAGCCCACCTGGCCCTTCTTCACGTAGGCCGAGTCGTTGAAGCGGAACAGGGTCACCGCCATCACGTCGCGGATCTTGTAGTAGCTGAAGTCGCCAAACGCGATCGACGTGGCGCCGGCGGCCGGGGCCGGAGCGTGCTGATTGATCTGGATATCGCGGTTCAGCAGGCGATCCGGCGCGCCGCCCGGGCTGCCCTGCTCGTAGCCAGGCACAAAGATCGGCCGGCCCTGGTCGTCCTTCACCTTGCGGATCAGCTTCAGCATGTCGTCGTGGAACATCCACTTGGCCAGTTGGCGGTACGCCGGATCGACGCTGTGTTCCAGGTCCACCAGGTCGTCGTAGGTGATGACCGGCAGCGCCGAGACGGCGCCGATCTTACCGACAGCCGCGGCGGTGAAGGCGCCCATCGGCTGGCCCACACCGGTGCCGACGGTGTAGTTGCGGTTGGTGATGCGGCCGAGACGGGTCTGCAGGCGCTTTTCGATGAAGCCGGCGATATCGGCGGTGCTGTCCTGCAGCAGCTCCCACGGCACGGTGACCACCTTGGAGCTGTACTTGTAGACCTGCAGGCCCTTGGTGCCGAAGGCCACGTCCTGATCGGATGCGGACTGATTCTCGGCGACCAGCTCGCCCTCTTCGGAGGTGCCATCGCTGGTCGGGTACTGCATCGGCTCACCGCCGGCGGTGCTGAACACATCGGCCACCTGGCGCATGCCGCCGAACGCCTTCAGGGCTTCCAGGATCTGCTGGGCCAGCGTGGTCGGAACCGTGTAGCCACCCTGTTCCGGATTGACGGCGGGGTTGCCCGACATGGCCGCGTTGACCTGCTTCCAGTCTTCCGCGCTCAGCGCGCCGTCGCCGCCGCGCGCCCAGCGGTCGAACAGGCGCATCTCGTTGGACAGCTCCCGGCCGCCGCGGTTGGCAGTGTCATGCTCATGCACGCCCTGCTCGCGCAGTGCCTCGTCGGCCGTCAGGTCCATGACCTTCTGGTGACGCTCGATTGCCGCATCGATGCGCTCGATCTCGGCGATGTTGTTGTCGTACTTAGCCTGGTTCTCCGGCGTCCACTTGTTGCCGTCGCCGGTGCTGGTGTCCAGCAGATTGCGGGTTTCCTTTGCCAGCGCGGTGCGGCGCTCCCGCTCGGCCTGAATGTTGAAGGGCATGGGCTGTTTCCTTTTGTCGAAAAAAAACCGCCTTTCGGCGGTCGGGATGAACTGCGGGCGGGAGTCGCTTACGCAGCGGGGCGTTCCAGCAGCGCCAGACGGCGCGACAGGTTGGCTTGATGGGCCGCGGCGGCGGCGGCGCCGTCGTCGGGTTCGGGCTTGCGATTGGCCAGCGCGGCAGGCGCGTTGTCGTAGGCGGACAGATCCCAAGTGTTGGATGCCTTCTTCTTGCCCACGATCTCCACCACCTCGTCTGCAAAGCCGTGTTCCTTGGCCTCGTCGGCCGTGAACCAAGTCTCTTCGTCCATCCACTGAACGATCTGTGCCAGATCCTTCCCAGTACGCCGGGTGTAGTCGCCGGCCAGGCCAGCATCGATTTTGGCCAGCAGCTCACCGGTCTTGGTCATGTCTGCCTTGTTGCCAACGGTGATGGTCCATGCGTTGTGGATCATGAACGCGCCGCCTTGGCTGATCTCGACCTTGTCGCACGCCATGCAGACCCCGGTCATTGCCGAGGCAGCCAAGCCATCGATGTGGGCGATGACAGTTGCCTTGTGCTGGGCGATGGCGGTCATCATGGATCGGGCCGCAAACACGTCGCCGCCGGGCGAGTCGATGCGCAGATGGATCACGTCCGCCTCGATGCCGGCCATGGCCTGGGCAAACATCGTCTCGTCAATGTCGCCCCACCACCCGCCGATGACGCCGTGCAGGTAGATGGTTGCCTCCTTGCCTTCGGTCTCCGCCCGGATGGGCTTGGACTGGCCGGCGTTGTTCTTGGCCAGCTGCAGCAGCTTAGGAATCGGCATCGTCAGGGTTCCTTTCAGGGTCATCTCCGCCCGGCTTGGCCGGTGGCGCGGGTTCTTTAGGTTGGTAGAGCTTGTCGCCGCCCTCGATGGGAGGCAGGTTCTTGAGGCGGCGGACCTCGTTGACGACCATCCAGCCTTGCGTACCGGGGCCACCCAATGCCTTGCTGAAGTACTCAGCCTGTGTCTTGGAGTCGCCGGCCATGAACATGTCCACGTTGTGCTCAACGAAGTAGCGGGGCGTGCGGAACAGCTTGCGGTTCAACTCGTCCTTGATCCGCTTCAGGTGCGGGCCCAGCGTGTACTTCACGAAGCCGATGCCCATGCTCTCGATGCCACTGCCCCAGCTGGTCGCCTTGGTGGTTTCGCCGATCATGTGGGGCGGCACACCGAAGGCGCGGGCAACATCGATCACCTGCCACTGCCGGGACTCCAGCAGCTGCTGGTCGACCGCCGACATAGTCAGCTCGTGAACCTCCAGCCCCTCGGTCAGGACCAACGGGATCCGACGGTTGCCCTGCACCCCGCCGTACTTCTTGACCCAAGCGTCGCGGAAATCATCCTGCTGGGCGGTGGTCATCTTGTTCGGCGTACGGATGGCCACTTCGGGCTTGCCGCCCTCACTGAAGAACTTGCCCGCGTGCTCATCGCCCTGGATGGCGATGCCGATGCCATTCCGCGCACCCCACTGGATCACCGACATGCCGTGCACACCGTTGAAACCGAAGCCGGGGAAATGGAGCACGTCGTCCTGGTCAACGGTGAAGTACCCGTCGGCATCGTGGAACGTGTACTGCAGGCGTGTCGGCTCCCGTGGGCTGGTCTTCTCCTGCTTGAGGATCATCACCCTTTCGCGAGGCCAGGGAATCAGGCCGGTCGCCACGCCGGCGCGGTTGCGCGTTACGTACGTCACGCCGTCACCGCGCAGCAGCATCTGCCCGACGATGAACTCCCAGCCGGTAGCGCTCGACCAACCCGAGGAGAACTGCTCGTTCAGCAGCCACCAGTAGTCATGCTCCGCCCGCTTGCGATGGCCATCCACCCGCTCAAACACGGGTAGCGGCAGCTGGGCGATCGCACCGGCCAGCAGCGAAACGGCGGCAAACACCGCCGAGACCCGCATCGCTGATTCCGGGCTCACCACGGCTCCGGAGGCCGTCGTCGGGTTCCCGAACACCTCGAACATGCGCATGTCGGAGGACTGGATCACCTCGCCGTCGACCAGGTTGCTGATCGTCGGCTCGATACGGTCGCGGGCGTCGGCCCGCCGGTTCTTCTCGAATAGTCCGAACATCAGTCGATCACCACGAAGCCTTGTTGGGTTGTGCCGGTGTCCCGCGCCTGCATGGCGCGGCCCATGGCCATGATTAGCGCAACCGCGCCGTCGATCTTGCTTTCCATCTTTTCCTTGCGGGGATAGACGTGTTCCTTGGCATCCACGCGCGCGACTACGTTGCCCATCATCCAGGTCATGGCCGCGTTGCCGTCGTGCCACAGGCGCCGCGAAAGGATCAGCGCCTCCACTTCTTTCATGGGCTCGGAGAGGTTGCGCACTGACTGCGCCATTTCCACCGTCGGCAGTCCTTCCTGTTCAAGGCGCGTCATCAGGTACGCCGCTTGCGCCGGGTCAAAGGCAATGTCCTGCACATCGATGCCTTGTGCCGCAAGCTCTTTCAGCTCTTCTTCGATGAACGCGTAGTCCGTCATGTTCCCGGGAGTGGACACGATCAGCTCGTCCAGCAGGAACTGCTGGTACTTCTCGTTTTCCTCCACGGCCGACTCCGGCACATAGAACCGGGGAATGACGTAGTAGCTATCGCCCTTCTCGAACAGCAGCACCACGGCAGCCACGTCCAGCTTGGATGCCAGATCGACGCCCACCCAGCACGGACAGCCCGCAAAGTCCGACACCTCAAAGGGTCGCTTCTGCCGCTGCCAGGCCAGCATGTTCATCCATGCCAGTTTGGCGCCGACCCAGTCATTCAGGTGCTTGGTGCGGAAAGCGCTTTGCTTGCTGGCCGACCGCTTTGCCTTGGCGAGCTGGTCGAGCAGGAACTGCTCGAAAACGGAAACGCCGTAGTTCGGGTTGGCCTTGCGCAGACTCGCCGGATCGTCCCAGCGGTCGCCCTCGTCTATGCAGTAGATCGCCGCGAACACCGTCTCGTCGGTCACCTCACCGCGCAGGATGCGGATGGCATCGCCACGCATCTCGAAGCATGGGCCCGACAGGTTCGTGCCCGCCGTGGTAATGATCGACAGCAAGGGTTGCTCACGCGCCCCCATGCCGGTTTCCATGGCATCGACCATGTGGTCATCGTCATGCTCGTGGTACTCGTCCACCAGCGCAGCGTGCGGGCTGGAGCCGTCGCCTGGCTTGCCGATCATCGTCTCAAACTTGGACATGTCCTCCATGACGAACAGCGGCCCCGGGTTCTTCGGGTTACCCGCCTGTTCGATACCGAAGCGGGCACGCAACGCCGGCAGCTTCTGGACCATCTGCCAGGCCGGGCGGAACACCTCATACGCCTGTTTCTCGCTGGTAGCGCCCGAATAAACCTCCGCGCCCGCCTCGCCGTCAGCGCAGAACAGGTACAGGCCACGGGCAGCCAGTCGCAACGACTTGCCGTTCTTGCGCGGGATTTCCTCGTACGCGCGGCGGAAGCGCCGATGGCCAGTCTTCTTGTGGACCCAACCGAACAGGTTGCACTCGATGAAGTGCTGCCAGGGCTCCAGCACCAGCAGGCGCTTCTGCGCCGCCCACTTTCCTTTTGTGTGCGGCATCTTCTCCATGAAGCGCACCGCGCGATCCGCCTTCTCGGCGTCGTACTTGTAGGGCCAGTCGGACCCCTTGCGCTTCAGGTCATCCAGGAACCGCTGGCACGCCAGACGGATGAACTCGCCGGCCGGGATCTTTCCAGACGTGACGCCCTTGACGTATGCCTTGGCTGATTCGCTCGGCGTCATGGATCAGAACTCGTCGAATGGGTTGCCCTCCGGGGTCTTCTCGGTCCCCAGCTTCTGGCGGTCGGCCGGGGTAAGCCCCAGCCGCGCCAAGCAGCCGATCAGGTGGGAGTACTTGGCCGCGACGAACTCGCCGCGGTTGGCACGGAACTCGGAAAGCAGCGATGACGCCACTTCCATGATGAAACGGTCGGCGCTGGTCAGGACGCCCGGCAAGGCGCACTTCTCCAGCTCTTTCCAGACCTGAGCGACCTCGTCCGGCAGATGTCCGGGCACCTTGCCCAAGGCCTTCCCCGTCTTTGGCACCTCAGCCCTGTAACGCTGCGGGTTGCGCTTGTCCGCCCCCTTGAGCTTTGCCAGCTCGGCGGGCTGCTTGTGCCTGGCCATCGCCGGTCAGCTCCAAATCCAAAATTCAAATTCTGTGGACGCGGGAAGAAAGGGGGGCGCGCGTATCGGGCGAGGAAGGCCCTCAACTTTGACCCTCCCCCCTCCCTTTCCGTTCAGCTTTCGGTGGATAACTCGGGGATCGTTCAGCTCCGCCGTGCTCGCGCGCGTCCCTGCCAAACCCGCCGTTCTCTCGCGCCGTCTTGGCGCTATGGCACGGCCGGCACAGCGGCTGCAGGTTGCTGTCGGCGTTGTTGCCGTCGTCCCCGTCGATGTGGTCGACCTCAGTGGCCGCCCGCACCCAACCCTGCCCAGCGCAGCATCTGCACAGCGGCTCACGAGCCAGAACCACCGCACGGATCCGGCGCCACAGCGAGCAGTTGGTAGGCAGCGCGCGGCGCGCTTGTCTCTTGCGGACCTGAGCGCTGGTCTCCTTGTAGGGTCGCCAGCCGGCCGCACGGTGCTGGGGTGGCCGGGTTGGCATCAGTAGGGCTTCCCGTCCAGGTCGACGCGCGCAGGCTCGGCACCTTCGTCCTGCACTGGTGCGCCGGCCTCCTCGCCGAGCAGCTGCGCCACCGCCTGCACCAGCAGTCCCACGTGCATGGCCAACTCGGCGATCTGCTTGCCCTGCTGCTCAATGATCCCGACCAGTCGGTCGATGCGGCTGTCGGTGCCGCCTTCGATGAGGGCCGCCAGGGCAGCGTCAGCACCAGCGCGCGCCGCCTGCTCAGCGGACAGTACAGCCGCCACCTCTTCAATCCGTGCAGCGTCCATCACCAACCCTCGTCGTTCGCAGTACCAGGCCGCGACGTATCCACCGCTCGACCCGCCCCCAGTCCGGCTCCAATCCCGTCGCCCGGGCAGTCCACACCACTGCAGCCAGATACCCACGCAGCCACCAGCGCAGGCGGACCGATGCGGTCACTGTCGCGTGCATCAGAACTCCTCCACTTCCCAGCCACCGCCATCGCGCTTACGCCGCACCTTCACCGCAATGAAGCGGAACGGGTACATGGCCGCGGCAATCTTGATCTTGGCCCTGGCATCGTCCTGCCAGTGCCCCTTCACCTCGTGGCACTCCATGACGCCATCGGCTGCCATGACCGCAAAGTCCGGGGTGTAGAACGTGTTGTCGGCCAGGCGCAGCTTCATGCCCTCGAACCGGTGCCACATGACCCCGCCCGCGGCCTGCAGCGCGCGCAGCCGTTCCGCATACGCCGCCTCGGTCTTGTTCATCTCGCCGGCCTTCAACCGGCCCAGCGCGAGCATCCGGCGGTTCATGGCGCCACGGGTTGCCGGTCAGCTGCGATCACGGCCTGGCACGCGCGGACATGGTCGTCGGCGTCTCGTCCGATTTGAACAAGAGCGCCCGCGACCTCTTCTCGTAGTTGGGCTGCCTGGTGACGTTCGATGGTGCCGGCGACGGCTTGGGACAGACGAGCGGTATTGCAGGTGGCGAGGTCGTCGCGCAGCTGGAGGGTGCCATCACGCACGCCTGCAACAACAGCAGCAGGGACGGTCGCGGCCGCAGTGCGGTCTTCTTCATGCTTAGCTCCAATGTCGGCCAGCTGCAGAGCCTTGCTCTGCTCGGTGGCACGGGTCTGGTTCACTTGGTCGGCGACTGCCGATGCGCCGGCGGCGCGCAGGGTGGCGTCGCTGGCATCGGTCCGGTCGCCACGCCAGGCCCAGCCAGCACCGAACATTGCGCCTGACCACAGGACGAAGGCAGCAACCGCGATGGTGATCCGGTTCATTCGGATCCTCCTGCCCTGATGGTGTCGCTGTCCGGGTCAAACGGCGGCGGCTCCAAGCCGGCCGCGCGCATCAACCCTTCCAGCCGGTAGATGTGGCGGATCAGGCGCAGTTCCCTGGCCTCCATGCGGCCAACCCGTTCGCCCAGCCGGGTCACTTCCTCGCGCATCAGCTGGATCACGTTGACCTCTGCCCCTTCCCTGGCTGTCTCTACGAACTGCTTGCGCCACCACAGCGCCACACCGCCGGCGCCTACCATCAGGCCGCCAACTGCCGTGCCAATGGCCTGCCAGTCCACGTCGCCCCCGATCATGTCGCCACCGTCCCGCCGGCCCTGCCATACACGGCCAGCAGGTCGGCAAGTTTCTGTTCGTGCTGGCCGTAACCGGCGCCTGGCAGGCTCGCCCAGATGTTGCTGACCGCCTTGATTGCCTCCCGGATCTTGCCCGCCTGGATCAGCGGCAACGCGCGACGCTCCCGGATCTGCTGCAGCGCAATCAAGTCCTGGCTCAGCGGCGAGAAGTCCCTCAAGCCCAGCGTCTTCCTGTAGGCATCGTAGTAGCGGCGCAGCAGCTGGTAGCGGCCTGCCGCGGTGGACTGGATGCCCAGCTTCGGCAGAGGCACCAGGACTCGCGGATGGTCGGCATATCCGTTGAACAGCTGGCCACCGACGATCACGTCATAGCCACGGTTATTGGTTGGCTGCTTGCCGTTGTCGGTGCCCTCGGACCAGGCCAGCATGTCCAGGAACGCCACGACGTTCACGCCGCCTGCTTGTTGGGGAGTGATGCGAGCCATGGGCTTTCTCTGTCAGGGCGCCCGCCCCGCGGCCGGCTTGGCGCAAGGGTTGATCCGGTCTGGGAAGCGAGCAAAGAAAAAGCCCCCGGCGATTGCCGGAGGCTTCTATGTCACAGTGCCTGAAACTCTAGGCCAGAGGTGTACACCTGTCAACCGTCCTGAGGCCTCGCAACGGAGGAAAGAAGCACAGACTCGATCATCCTTTCGGCCCTGCGTGCGCCAAGAAGATTCGTCAATTTTTCTCTGACTTCTTGCACATCGCGCCCCTCGTTAAGCATTTTGCGCGCTAGTTGTCGCGCCGATAAGTCGCGGAGCGGCGCGCTGGCGCTCGAGTTTTGCTCTTTTGTCAGAGGTATGAAGTTGGAAAGGACGTTGTACGAGGAATGCTCCGTGGGTTCGTGAACCTCTCTCTGTTCGATACGAGCCACACGATTCGCTACGGTCTTCGTGAGAGCGATAAGCTCCGCGATAGCTTCATCTGGGCCTTTCACCGGATCCGCTGGCGACTCAGGCGTGCCCTGTATAGCCGCCTCGAACTGCTGTTCGAATTGTGGCCAGTAGGTCTCGAACACTTGCTCAAGCACCTTAGCCTCCAGCCCAGCTGGTCCTAAAGCAGCGTTGAGCGTGTGAACCAGACTATGCAAGCCGTCCTTCGACGGAAGTGTGTGGTTGAACTGGGCAAGAGGATCTTTTACGTCACCGGCTTCTAGATCGATGAGCAACGTCAGAACCCGCGAAGTTGATAGCCCCTTTGCCAGAGCGCCAGCCTCAAACAATATCCATGGCTGATTCTTGTTCTGCTGCGTCAGACAAATTATCCCGACTGTAGCTTCTTGAAGTTGACCATTGATTTCATTGAACCAGAGCGCACCTCGGTCAATATCCCTTGTCGACACCCAAGGCTTGATCGCTTGCAAAACGCACGACAGCCAGTCGCGCAGCACACTGGCTACCTCCCTACTTCGCTCTCCTGACCAACTGATAAAGACCTTCATCCCTGCCCCCTTCCTGTTGAGAGCCGGATTATTGCTCTGCATCGCCATGGCAGCAATACTTACGCAGCGAGCGCGCTTCCCTCCAGCCGGCCCCTGATCCGCTGGAATCCAAGTTCCACTAGGCTCAAGTACTGTCGGTTCGACACAGGACGCTGGCCGCAATTCGCCATCAACAAGATGGCGGTCTCGAAACGCTCCACCTTCCTGCGCCCCATGCCGCAGTGATAGGCCCGCAACGCACAGGCCATCGCCACATTGTCGCCGGCGATGCTGGAAACGATGTCTTCGATCAACTGAGCACGGCTGTCCGACTCGAGTGGCTTGTAACCCTGAGCGCGGCACGGCATGTCCCCTTTTTGCTCAATCAGCACCTGCAGAATGTTCTTTGACTGGTGGCCCAGGTAGTCGCAGTCCCGATGCAGAGCAAACTGCGCCCCCCAATAATCCAGTTCCGCCCGCACGTAGGCCCCGAAGGTATCAACCTGCATGGCATTGCACCCAGCTGGCCGTCAGGCGCTGCACCTGCCCTCCCCGCGCCTCGAACTGCTCCACCGTCTCGGCCGGGCCATCGGCGAGCACACCTGCCTTGGCTCGCTTGGGCCGGGACACCGTGTTGTGGTCGATCCGCCGCTCGCGGGGCGCACGTTGGGGGTTAATCCTCGGCGCCATGGCCTTCGTCTTCTTCATGCTGCCGCCCTCAGTTCGTTGATGTAGGTCTGGTTTGCAATCAGCTCGTCGTCGGAGCCGTACGTCTCGAGGAAGGTCCGCGAGCCATCCAGCAGGCTCGGGCCGTAGATCTGGCGCATCGTCGCGAAGGTGTTGCCTTCCATCGGATGCCGCATGTGGTGCCACTTGCAGAGGCCGTAGCCCTCCATGTGGCCGCGCCGCACGTTCCCGCTCTTGGCGTGGTTGTAGTCGCAGCCGTAGACCACCAGTTCCGGATCCAGCAGGTCCTGCATCTGCAGCGCCAGGCAGGCCATGCACGGACCCGTCTTGGCCAGCTCGATCCGGGCCGCTTCTTCCTTCGTCGGCCCCGGTGCCTTCGACCACATCAGCGAAGCTCCGGGATCGGGCCTGCGTAGCGGGTGATCGGGATCCGCCGCATGCCGTCGCGCCAGACGGTCATCCCGCGCGTCGCGTAGACCACCAGCGGCTTGATCCCGTAGCCATAGGCCAGATACCAACCCGCCTCGGCCACCGGCTCGCTCACGGGGCGCACCTCGACATTGAAGTGATCGGGGCTCATGCGGCCTTGTCTCCCAGCAGCTCCGCGATCTCCGCCAGGCGCTGACGGGTTCGGGCATTGGCGGTCGGCGAGGCCTCAACGGTGCCAGCCAACAGCGCCACAGGGTTGAAGGCGGGCGTTGCCGGACGCAGTGCAAGGTGTTCCGCCACCCGCGCGTGCGTCAGCTGGCCAGCGGCGACGGCCTGCTGCAGCACGCTATCCCTTCCCGACACATCGGCTCCCAGGGACAGCTGGTACGCGGCGGGGCGGTGTGCAGCGCGCGCATCCTTCACCAGCCGGGCGTAGACCTCCAGGAATGCCGGCCGGGCCGCGATCTTGTCGCCCGCCTGCACCAGCGGCAGCGCCGCTGCCCATGCATCGCGGGTCTGCTCAGTCCACACCACGGTCGCACCTTCGTCGGCGGCACGGATCGCGTTGGCCCATGCCTCATTCGGTGCCGGGTGGCCGTCCTCGATGCGTTCGAAGATCGCCGCCAGCGAAAGCCGCGCCTTCAGCTCCCGGCGGCACGACGCCAGCGCCCGCTCCAGCATCGGCAGCGGGTACTGCGCCAGATCCGAAACCATGTAGGCCGCGGCGTTCGGGCTGAGCTGGTCGCCAATCACCTCGGCGGTGGCCACCAGCAGATCGACCAGCCGATCCTGCTCCTGATTACCCAGCATGTGCCGCCCTCCTCTGTGCCAGCAGAGCCTTGGCCGCGTCGGCGGCGCCCAGGTTGGTTTGCGTCTTGTCGGTCTGCCGCGCGGCCTCTTCGGTCACCTGCCGGCCGGTGGCCCACTGCGTGCGGTATGCCTCGCACTTCGTCAGCAGCGCGCCCAGGTCGTGCATGTTCTGCACCACGTAGCGCTCGTTGACGGTCAGGAACCATGCTGCGACCAGCGGTGCTTCGCTGTGGCCGAGCCGCTGCACGATCTGCCGGACGTTTGCGTTGACCTTCGCGTTGCGAACCGGCGCCACGCTGTGGCGCTCGCGGTAGGCGGTGGCGTAGGCCGTCCAGGTTGCGCGGCATGCAGCCTGCAACTCGGTTTCCGAATCCACCGCCAGCGGCGCGGCCGGCAGGTCCGCCGGAAATGACGGTTCAGCTGACGGTTCGTTGAGGGTTATATGACGGTTAGGCGGCACGGGGCGCACCTCCAGACCTGCGCCCGGTGCATCCCCTCCTGCAGCGGGCGCACCCCGGGGTGCATCGGGCGCACCCCCTGCATGGGGCGCAGCACCTGCGCCCGGTGCATCCCCGCCCTTCGCCGCCTTCCGCTTGCCCTTGGGTGCTGCCGCATCGGCGTTGAACTTGTCCGGAGTGACCGCGTAAACGTTGCTGCTGTTGAACCGGCGCTCACGGGTCAGCAGGCCAACCACCTCCAGATGATCCATGGCCGTGCGGACAGCGCGCGCAGACATGCAGCAGCGCTTGCCGATGGTGGCGATGGCGGGCCAGCACACGCCCTCGTCGTTGGCCTGGTCGGCCAGCGAGATCAGCACAGCCTTCTGCGTGACGCTCAGGCCCTGCAGCGGCCAGCACTGCGACATGATGATGGTCGACATGTCAGAGCCCCAGCGGCATGTTCTGGCCCGGGGCCACCGGCCACCAGGTGCAGGCCGCCTTACCGGTCGTAGCGCACGGCGCCGACGGGCCGCGCCAGATGCGGCCCTCTCGAGCCAGCTCCGGCAGGCGACGGCCGAGCATGTGGCGGTCAAGGCCAGTCAGCGTCGACAGGTGCAGGCTGCTCTGGCCCGGGTGGCGGATCACCGCCGCCTCGGTCTTGGCATGCTGGACACGCAGCGCGCCGCTGGCGACAAGGTCCGCAGCAGCGGCGTGGCTGGTGTGCGGATCGGAGGAGCGAGCAAGATGGCTCATCGACGCGCCCTCCCCTTCGCTGCAGCGCGCGACACGTTGCGGATCAGGCGATGCGCCATCGTGATCAGCGAGTTGGCCTCTTCCACCATCAGGCGCGCTTCGTCGCTGTCGATCTGGCGATCGGCCATCGCCTCCACAGCAGTGCCGGACAAGCGCCCCACCCGGGTCGTGATCTCCAGCAGCTTCGTCTGGATGGCGCCAATCTCGTCCGCCCATCCACCCTCCGGCGGCGGCGGAACCGTGGCGACGGCCATGCCGAACTGGCCTGCCAGCGCCTGCATCCAGTCCAGGGCGTAATCGTTGCCGCCCGCCTTCTCCTGCATCCATTCAGTAAGCAGTTCGGCGATCTCCAACGTCACCGATTCACCCTCCAGTCCACGCAACTTGGCGCGCAGCGTCTCCGGGTGCATGGACTTGCCGCGGCGGTCGGCCAGGAAGGCGGCTGCATCCACGACACCACCGGGCGTCTTGCGCACGGAGTTGTAGAGAACGTCGAGCCAGTTGAGTGCGGATGTACGGCAGGTCATGGGTCACCTTGGGGAAGGCAGTGTTTCAAGGTTTCGGGCTGGGCCCGGGTGGCGCACGATGTGCGCCATGGAGATCAACGAGTCGGGGATGACGGCCAGGGATGGCCTTTCAGGCGGTGTCGACAGGGCCGATGCGATTGGCGTCGGGATCCTCATTCGCGGGCTCAGCAGCTGCCTGTGGTTCAACACCGAGAAGGCGCTGGATCTGCGGGAGCGGGGGCAGAACACCCTCCTCCGGCCATGCCTTCACCTGTTCCACGGGAAGCTGCAGCAGGGTGGCCAGGTGCTTGTCGCTGTCCATGCCGAGCTTGGCGCGCAGCGCGCGCTTACTCATGCGGCTGTCGACCAACTGGCGTACAGCCGCGACGCAGGATCCCGCGAAGGCCTCAGGCCGCAACAATTCGAGGAACTGCCGGCGCGCTGGAGGGATCCCACTGGCACGCCACTCACTGACAGACGGCGGCTTGATCCTGCAGATGCGGGCCACCTCGGTTGTGCCACCCAAGCGGTCGATGATCTCGGAAGCAGTAAGGTTGTCCATTTGCCAAGATTAGGACTAGCTAATTCCACAGTCAATAGCCAGTCCTAACTCGATGGCGGTTAGCCTTTCCTAATGACTACTCTTGCCGAACGCCTGACGCTCGCAATCGAGCACGCGCAGATCACCAAGGCCGAGCTAGCCCGCCGGGTTGGCATTTCCGCTCCCAGCGTCAACGGCTGGTTCAGTGGAAAGGCCAAGTTCCTACGCGGTGAAAACTTGTTGGCCGCTGCCAAGGCGTTGGGCGTCAGCGAAGCCTGGCTGGCAACTGGCAAAGGATCGATGTACAGCTCGGTACAACAGCCATCCGTCTCATACGTCGCGGAGAGTGAGACGCCGCCCGGCTATGTTCGCTTCGACTTGTTTGAAGGGGGTGCAGGGATGGGTGTTGGGATGGTGAACCAGGACTACCCAGAGGTGGTGAAGACCATCGAGGTCGCAGAATGGGAAGTCCGCAGGAAGCTCGGTTACCTACCCAAGCCAGGCAGGATCCAGATCATCACCGGCCGCGGTCCGTCAATGAGACCTAAGCTCGAAGACGGCGACATTGTCTGGATCGACACCAGCTGCGACTACTTCGATGGCGACGACTACTACCTGATAAACATCGGCGGCGAAACGCAGATAAAGATGCTTCAGAAGCGCGGGGATGGCCTGTACGTAGTCAGCGTGAACACCGACTTCCCCGCATATCGCCCAGACCCAGGTGATGTGAGCATCCTTGGCAAAGCGCTTATACATGCCGGTCTGCGGAAGTTCTAGGATGTAAGAAGGCGGGCGTACGATGTACGCCCGCCACGCAGTTGCTCATTTGCGGTTTTTCCGCAGGGCATTGTCATAGCCGATCCTGACACCGGCCATCACCAACTCGTATGCGAACTGGTTGAATCCGCCAGCTTCCTTCACACGACGGTTCGCAGCAGCTGCGCCATAGATGTAGGAGCCATTCGGCATCTGGTAACGCGCGTAGAAATCGATCGGTGGTTCCATATCAGTATTCCTAATCATTGTTGGTGGCACCTCCCGACGCCTTGTCGCAGCGAAGGCGCTAGCTCGCGGCGTGAGCTTCGAAGCAGTCGTTGCGACAGACCTTTCATTCGTCGGCGGTTTGTTCGGCCACATCCTCGTTGTAGCAAACGAGGACTGTGAAGCCCAAATCGGCAAAGTGCGAAAGATGAACGATAGAAATTAGTTAGCCTCTCCTATTGCCTCTTTGATTAGCGAGTCCTAATATAGCGGTCGAGCATCGACTTCCCCGCCCCGGGAGAAGCGCAGGAGACCCGTATGGCCACACTTTCGTTGGGCTGCCGATCGGCAGAGATGAAAGTCACCGCTGACCACGTCAGCGAACGCGTCATCGCAGACATGGGCGCTGCCCGCTTGCACCTCACCGCCGACGAAGCGGAGCAGCACGCACATCAGCTGCAGGCAGCAGCCAAGCAGCTGCGCGCCGCGCTCCAGGGCGCAGCCGCATGAGCGCCGTCATCGCCCATCACTCCAACGCCCAGCGCGCGGCAGCCGCCGCCGGCATCGTCGCCCGAGCCGGGCGCCGCTGGGGCCTCCTCCCCTACCAGGTTGTCGCCGCCTCCAGCATCGCCGCCAATGCCGTCCTGCGGCACGGCCAGAGCGCTGCAGGTGCCGTCGCCGCTGTCCGAAGCGCAGCGCGCGCCAAAGGCGGTGCCGTATGAGCGCCAAGGTGGACAACCAATCCAGGGCGCTCGCGCGCTTCCGTGTGGACACCGCCCAGCACCAGATGGAGGTGCTGCAGGACAACGGGCTGCACCGGCACCTGAAGTTCAGCAATGCCGGGAGCAGTGTGTACCGCTTCGACATAGTCACCTGGCCGGGATACCTGACCATCAGCGGCGACATGGGCACGTCAGTGTTCAGGCGCATGCCCGACATGCTGGAGTTCTTCCGCAATGACCAGCGCAAAGACGATGCTCCGGACGTTCTCCGCATCAATCCCGGCTACTGGGCAGAGAAGTGCGTGGCCAACGATGGCGAGGGGAAGAAGTTCGATGAAAACCTGTTCGAGCAGGTCGTACGGGAGCACTTCGACCACTACATGGCCGAGCAGGACGACGAGGCGGCGGGCTTCGCTGCGGCGCGTGACGCGCTCTGGGATCACCTGAAAGCTGAGGTGGTCGACGGAGCCGATGACACACCCAGTGCTCTGGAGCGCTGGGCCGGTTTCAGGGTCGGCGAGGACAACACCACCTACTGCACCGACATGGTCGATCCCGATAGGTACGCGGGTTGGTTCAAGGATTTCCGGGTTCAGGACGCCTGGGAATGGTCCAGCTCCGTCGAGGATTACACCTTCCACTTCTACTGGCGCCTCTACGCGATTGCATACGCCGCCCGGGCGTACGACAGCCGGAGCGTGACAGCATGACCGACCACGACTTCTTCGCCGCCATGGCCGTCGGCATCCCGCCCATCGCCCCGCCAACCCGTATCGGCCGCGATCTTGCCACCGGGGCCGATACCAACGCGGTGGCCGCGGTCGGCGCCGACGCCCCACCCACTGATCCCCTGCCCTGCGCTCTCCCCCTGTAGCGCAGGGAACCCGCGCCGGCCGGGTTCCAACAGCCGGCAACCCATTCCAGGAGTCCAGCGTGCGTAACCAGCTCGACATCTTCGACCACGACCCAGCCCGCATGGCTGCGGTAAACCGCGCCGCAGCCGAGCACGCCCTGACCGATGTGCAGTTCACCGCCACCGTGCGCCAGGAACGCCACGACTACTACGTGGGCGAAGCCGAACGCTGGGAACACCTCGCCGCGCACAGCGCGCGCTCCACCAACAGCAAGGACATGCAGGCATGAGCAACGACAAGACAACCCTGGCGGACGTGCAGCCCGGTGGGAGGGTGAGGCTGGGGGATCAGGCCGAGCGGGCGCGGTTTGAGGCATTCCTGAGTGGCAATCCGCTCATTGCCCTGTGCGCGGATACGGCATGGGAAATATGGCAAGCCGCCCTATCCGCCCAGCCCTCCCCGGGTGGTCAGCAGAGTGCCTGGATGCTGCCCGACGATGCCCGCATCGTAGGCGTCATCGCGGACAACATCGAGCGGGGCAAACTCGATCATCCAGGCTTCTACCGTAACACCCAGCTTGCTGAGGTACTGCGGAGAATGCTGACTGCAGCACTCGCCGCCCGCCAGCCGGTGGGGGAGCCGGTGGTTGTTGCGCACCGCTACATCCAGCGATACCAATCGGCGGAGCATTCGGCTTGGCTCAGCGGCGACGCGGACGAGACTTACGTCGAGGCGGAGCGGCAGGGCTTGGGCCGGATCGAGCGCGCCTACGCCGCCCCGCCCGCGAAGGCTGTGGACCTGGACGCGATGTGTGCACTGTTGCAGCGACGGATTGAGCAGTGGCGCTCGCACCTGCCCGCCGATCCTGGCGCACCTGGAACCCGCGAGATTGAGACCAAGGGCGAGCACGACTACAACAACGACGTGCGTATCTACCGCGAGGGGATCGCCGTCATGGAGGAGGTGCTGTCCAAGATCGACAGCCAGGCGGTGGGCAATGGCTGACAAGACGACCGCCGGCGCTCTGCCGGATGCCGAGCTGCAGATCCTTCGCCACGCACTGGGTGTTGGCGAGGGCGGCTTGGAGCGCAGCTACCGCAGCCACTTCGTCACCGGCCCAGGCGGCACCGATCACAAGCACTGCATGGCGCTGGTCGAGCGTGGATTCATGGTCCGGCGCGCGGGGAATGCGCTCACCGGCGGCAGCGACCTGTTCAACGTCACCCAGGCCGGCCGGGCAGCGGTGCAGGAGCACACTCCGCCGCCGCCGAAACTGACCAGGTCGCAGCAGCGCTACCAGCAGTTCCTGCGCTACGACGGAGGCGTGACGTTCGGCGAGTATCTGAGGGGCTGGCGATGAAGTCGATCGCCAAAGACACGGAAGCGCGCAATGGGAAGTGCATACCTATCTGTCAGTGCTGCCTTTGCGGTGACCTGCTACGCCTTCGCAGCTCTCTTGTAATCGGAGGCAAGGTCAAGAAAGAGCTGTGTTGCCTTACGGGCATCTCTCGCCCATTCGTCACGAAGCGCAGCGTCACTGTGTGCGGCCGTATCGAGGTTGACCAGTCTTTTGGACTGGCGAACAACGTACTCAGCAAGCGACGTGGCATTGGCGAGCAACAGCGCGTCACCTTCTTCCAGCTGGTGGCCGGTTCCTTTAATGGCCTCCATGGCAGCCGTGACCCTTTTGATCTCATCCTCCACATTCGGAAGAATGAGGTGAGCGTCAGCACGAATTACCGAGCCAAGGGATGTGACCGCAGCTTGAGCTTCATGGACGTGGGGGTAAAGCGCGATCTTCGATCGCAATGCATCGTGCTTGGCTTTGCGATGACGCGCTTTCGTCTCTTTGAGAGCAAGAGCGAGAGCAAGCCCAGTTGCTGCCGCCGTGGCGATGGCAGACCAAGCATCCCAATCGATTACACAAGATCGGCTGAGCAACCAGCACTGGCTCACTCCATCCATCATGCTCATCCCGAACTCCATTCGTGGTGTGGTCGGCATTCTGCCACGGCTCTTGTCCCTTCGGCGGCCACCCATGGCTGACCAGCTGCTCGCCGCTGCAGAGGCCAAGCACACAGCGCGCGTGCTCCTGACCGAATGCCGAGCGCGCCGGCACGGCCTCGGCTTCTGGTTCGCCTTCAACGCTGCACAGCGCGCACGCATGCGTGCCCGCACTCCCGCCCCACTGCCGGCACCGCCGCGTGCACCGGCGCTGCCGGCCCAACTGGACCTGTTCGTATGACCGCACCACTGCCCATTTCCCCGGCCACGGCTGTCGAGGCCACCAAGGCATCGTCGCCTGTCGCCGCGGTGGTCTCTGCCATGCGTCGCATCGACCCCACCAGCGGCCCCGTTTCCGTCGACCAGGTGCGCGCTTGGGCTGACACCCTGCTTAAAGCGCTCTACACCGCGCAGCCAGTGCGCTGGGAGTACCGCCACAAGGACGATCACCGGCCGGGCTGCTGGATGCAGGCGGACGCCGGCCACGTCTACGCCGCCCACCAGCGTGGGCTCGTGGTCCGCGCCCTGTTCGAGACACCGCGCGTACCCCAGCCAGAGAAGGACCACGACTTCCAGCGGCGCGTGTGCACGCGCTGCGGAATGAGCGAGGACTGGGCCGGTCCGGACTGCTTCCCGCCCGACAAGAAGGTCGAGCCGCGCGCCCTGCTCCCGTTCGACCCCGCATGGCTGGTCCAGCCACTGCAGTGGCTCAGGGATGCGCCGGCAACCCTCAACGCCTACGACCGCCGCTACCGCGCAGCGCAAGCCGCCTTCCTCCTGGAAAAGCTCCAGGCCCACATCGAGGAGTGCAAAAAGCCATGACCCAGGAACATATCAGCCACCCGGAAGGGTTGCCGAACTGCGCCGCCGGCCACCGCGCGCGCCACATCCACGACAAGCGCTGCGCCTCCGCCGGCGGTGGCCACCTGGTGGAGTGCGCCTGCAGGTCGACCAGCAAGCATGCCGATCCCGACAAGGCCATCGCAGCGTGGCGTCGGCTCAACCGCCCGCCTCGCAGCGCACGGGCACTGTCTTCGGAGGCCGTCCCCGACAACGTCGTGCAATTCAACCTCAGTCTCGCGGAACAGCCGACGGCCAGGAGGAAGGTCGCGGGAGGCGCCAATGGGCGCCGCTGAAAGGCTCGACCTGTCAGGGAAAGACTGGCTCACCGTCGAGGAAGCCGCCCACTACTGCGGCGTCTCAAACAGCCAGTTCAGGAAGAACGCCATGGGCTACGGGCTCACGCCCCGCCGCTTCATGGGCAAGCAGTTGTACGAAAAGGCGGCGCTCTATGCCGCGATCGAAGGTGCAGAGGAATGGCGAAGGTTCGACTCTACTGGCGCGGCAGCAAGGCCTACCTCGACTGGGCGGAAGGCGGCGAGCGCTTTCGCCGGTCCATTGGGCAACCTGAGGCCCGTGAGGCGGAGAGAATACGTGCCGCGAAAGAAGCAGAACTGACCCATGGGGTCCGGATCCTGGCGCGCTTGCCGAAGGTCCGCGACTACCTGGAGTGGTATCTGGACTGGTACGAGGCCGAGCACCCGACCACGATCTCGAAGGCCAGGAGCGAGGTGAAGCGCTTCATCGAGCGCTTCGGCCACCGGCCGATCGACAGCATCCGGGCGGTCGAGGTGGAGCAGTACAAGCGCTCTAGGTTGCTGGACGACAAGGCGGCTAAGGAAACTGTAGGAAAGGAGATTCGACGGCTGAAGGCGGCATTCAATCGCGGCGTCGAATGGAAAGAGCTAGACGTGAACCCGCTGTCCTCAGTGAAGGCGCCTCGCGGCGTGCGGAGCGTGGCAGTCAAGTTCTATGACCGGGCGGCAATGCGCCGGCTGTATCGCGCGAACCCCGCGCGGGCGCCGCTCTGGCTCTTTATGGCCCACACCGGACTGCGGCGGGGAGAGATCATCGGCCTGGAAAAGGGCTCAGTCGTCGCCGGGCGCCTCCTCGTGGAAAGCGATCCGGACGAGAACGGCGAAGGCCGGACAAAGTCAGGAAAGTGGCGGGAGGTTCCTCTAAACCGCTATGCCAAGTGGGCACTGCGCCGCTTGCCCGACCCGATCGTCACGGTGCATAAGGACACCCTGTCGGACTGGTTCAAGAAAGACTCAGAGCTGGCGGGCGCTGGCGGCCACCTTCACCGGCTTCGGCACACCTTCTGCGCTCATATGGTGATGGCAGGCGTTCCACTGCGCAGAGTTCAGCTCCTAGCGGGTCACGCAGACTACGCAACAACGGAAAAGTACTACGCGCACCTAACGCCCGAAGGAGACGACCAGGCCGTTGCGTGCCTTAGATTTTGAACTTCGTTCAATCTACTGCGTGTCGCCACGCCAAGCAGGAAAACTAGACCTCTGGCTCCCATACAATGGATAGGGGCAGATGCTTGACGGTAAAATCCCTGCCCGTTCGATAATGCGCTTGGACCGATGCGAAAGCGGCCGGCGGGGATGGCGATGCAGTAACACTGATCGAAGCACCGTTACGCTTAGACTTTACGGTGCCAATCGCGGTTTGCCAGTTGGCCATTGTCTTCGGAAGATCACCATGCTTCATGTAAATGAGCAAGCCGCCGCGGTCCGCACCCTCTTCTCCTCGGGCGTACCTAGTGGTGAGCTGCAAGTAGCCCTTCAGCAGCCAGGTGTATCCTGAATATATCTTCGCCTCACCCAACCACATGTACCTGGTGCCATACGTCACTACCAGGTCGCAGTGCCCCCCGACCGTGGCATCGAATGCGACCTCGAATGCCATTCCACGGAGGTGCGCCACAATCATGCTCGTCAGGGCGTTCTCAGACATCGAAGATGAATCTTTTGGATTCTCTGCCAATCGACCGAACGACCACTCTATCCCACGTTCCACAAGGTCACAGAAGGCGGGATACGACTCAGTCATGGTATACCGCAAGTGACTCCAGTCCAGCATGATCTGAACTTGAGGATTGCCACCATGCATTATCCGCAGCATTTTTTCGGTAAGCTCACCCGCACTCATTCGGTGACCTTCTTTGCTGCGAGAAGGCACTCAGAGGCCGAAAAGTACGGTATGAGATAGTTAGCCACGTCGCTTACAACTGATCCATCCGCCAACACAATTTCTCCGCCGATAAAGGCAGCACGCGCTTCACTGTCTGCAATTGGGTCAGCCTTCCCAGACCCGTCCCAAAATAGATAGTGCTTGACCAGTAGGCCGTTCCTGGGTGCGGCCTCTAAGACGTGGATAGCGGCAACTAATAGAGGATCTTCAACCGTGGAGCCCGCCGCCTTTGCGAGCGACGTATAGGTCAAAAACTTTAAATTCTCCGGCCGCTGGCCATCTGCATAATCCAAGATTGTTGCGCACAATTTAGCGATGGGAGAGCCATCAAGGCGCTCCTGTAACTCTCGCTGCAATTGTTGAATGCTCACCATGGACAAGGCGTCAGTGGGGTTCAGGGCAGAAAGTCTTTTAGCTTTCTACGAAGCTTTCTCAGGTCCGAAACGTTCATGCCAGATCTAAAGTGCACATCGTAGAGGGCGGGAACCGGACTTTGCGCCTCGATGGAGGTGGAGTGTAGCTCAATCTCTGGTGACCACGTGTGATCTCCGGAAGTGCTATCCCATTGCACGGTGATGCTGAAGGGGTGAATGATCCCGTCGACTGCGTCCTTTCCACCGATGTGGAACGGTTCAGCTCGGAGACAGTCAAGCCTCATCTTTTCGTACTTTACGGAGCCAGTGTCGGTCAAGAACCCGAGACTCTTAACAGTCCCCCAATTCGAGTTGTATATCGCAGAGACCACGGAAAATAAATTTTCCGGTTCCGGATTCTCTCCGATGCCGTCTCTTACAACTTTTCGTAGCTTGGCATGACCAACGGAAATGAAGTCGGCCGGCATTCCCTTCGGGCTATCAACGGCTGCGTAGACTGCGTCACCATGAGGCGGTATCCAAAGCACATCGAACACTTGGCTACGGACAACCTTCACTCCAACCAAACGTGAGAAGGTCCCTAGTGCCTCACGAACATCGTCTTCAAGCTCATCTAGCTCAACCTTTTCGCGTATCTCAAACTCGCGAATGGACGAGTAGACGAGAAAAACGCCGTCATGGTCGTCATAGACTGCACAGAGACTTCCGTCTCCCTGGAGTGGCCCCGCGCCCGTCTGCGCAACTTGTTCCGGGAAAGCTGCACTGAACGGAGTGGCGGGAACTTCCAGGGATCGAGCATGCGCGCGAAGAGCATCCCGCTGTGATTTACCCATCCGGTATAGGCGGATCGCTTTCTCACCTGCCAGGACATGTTCAACGAGCGAACTTGAAAGCTCGTCGCCTTTTTCGCTGTCAACGTCTTCGCCCCGATAGCGGGCAATCGTTCGGTCCCATCCTTGAGCCGGCTGCAGATCCGCCATAGCGATCATCCGCCTTGCCTCTGGCCACGGCGCGCGCGCGCGCAACCCTCCCAAAATCCCTGTGATGTCCATATCGCCCCCTGCTGATTGCATAGATGATCTGCAACCTCGCAATCGAGGTCAACTACACGCTGTGCCAACTGTGCCAAACGTGGGCGCATTTATGCCGCAATCTAGCTTCCTCGAGGGTGAAGCGCTCACCTAAGCCTTTGATTCTGGTGACCCCGGCCCGATTCGAACGGGCGACCTTCCCCTTAGGAGGGGGACGCTCTATCCAGCTGAGCTACGGGGCCATGCAGCCGGGAAGTTTACAGGCAACACACCCTGCCCTCCAAGCATTCGTGCTCCACACGGCGGCGCTGGCGCGTTGCACCATGGCCGGACAGGCCGCTCTGCTACCATCGGCGATTCAGTTCATCGCGCCCCCCACCTGCCCGCGATGGCACCAAACAACGTAACGAAACACAGGAGTCTGCATGTCTTCCGAGCTGCTCAAGTCCCTTGGCCTGGACGCGATCAACGCTGGCACGTACCTGGGCAACGGGGAGTGGTCGAGCGCGACCAGCGGTGAGCTGATCACCCCGGTCAACCCGACCACCGGCGAGCCGATCGCGCAGGTCCGCGCGACCACCGAGGCCGAGTACGAGACCGTCGTCGCCCGCGCCCAGGAAGCCTTCAAGGTCTGGCGCACCACGCCGGCCCCGCGTCGCGGCGAAGCCGTGCGCCTGTGCGGCGAAGCACTGCGCAAGCACAAGGACGCCCTGGGTTCGCTGGTGGCGCTGGAAATGGGCAAGAGCAAGCCGGAAGGCGACGGCGAAGTGCAGGAGATGATTGACATCGCCGATTTCGCCGTGGGCCAGAGCCGCATGCTGTACGGCTACACCATGCATTCCGAGCGCCCCGGCCACCGCATGTACGAGCAGTACCACCCGCTGGGCCTGGTCGGCATCATCTCTGCCTTCAACTTCCCGGTCGCGGTGTGGAGCTGGAACTCGTTCCTGGCCGCCATCTGTGGCGACGTGTGCATCTGGAAGCCGTCCAACAAGACGCCGCTGACCGCCATCGCCTCGCTGAAGATCTGCAACGACGCCCTGCGCGAAGCCGGTTTCCCGGACATCTTCTTCCTGATCAACGATGCGGGCACCGCGCTGTCGGAAAAGATGGTCGATGACCGTCGCGTGCCGCTGATCAGCTTCACCGGCTCGACCCAGGTCGGCCGCACCGTCAACGAGAAGGTCGCGCGCCGCCTCGGCCGCTGCCTGCTGGAACTGGGCGGCAACAACGCCATCATCCTGGACGAAACCGCCGACCTGAAGCTGGCCGTTCCGGGCATCGTGTTCGGCGCCGTCGGCACCGCCGGCCAGCGCTGCACCACCACCCGCCGCCTGATCGTGCACCGCTCGATCTACGCCGACGTGCTGGCCACCCTGGTCAAGGCCTACAAGCAGGTCGAAGGCAAGATCGGCGATCCGACCGATGCCGCCAACCTGATGGGCCCGCTGAACAGCGACGGTGCCGTGCAGCAGTTCCTCGATGCCATCGCCCAGGCCAAGGCCGCTGGCGGCACCATCGAAACCGGCGGCACCCGCATCGACCGCGCGGGCAACTTCGTTCTGCCGGCCATCGTCTCCGGTCTGAAGAACAGTGACGCCGTGGTCCAGCACGAGACCTTCGCACCGATACTGTACGTGATGCCGTACGACAGCATCGACGAAGCCATCGACATGCAGAACGGCGTGCCGCAGGGCCTGTCGTCCTCGATCTTCACCCAGAACCTGAAGACCGCCGAGAAGTTCCTGTCGGCGGCCGGTAGCGACTGCGGCATCGCCAACATCAACATCGGCACGTCCGGTGCGGAAATCGGCGGCGCGTTCGGTGGCGAAAAGGACACCGGCGGTGGCCGCGAGTCGGGTTCGGATGCGTGGAAGGTCTACATGCGCCGCCAGACCAACACCATCAACTATTCGGACTCGCTGCCGCTGGCCCAGGGCATCAAGTTCGATCTGTGA